GAATTTATTAAAACCCTGGACTATCTCATACCCATCAGGGCCACAAGACAAAACGCACCAGTCAGTGACTACACCAATGTGATCAACGCACACGATCAACCCTTGCCTGAAGATCTCAGGCAGAAATATTTCAGCCATATGACTGCAGCGGATGTGCATGGATTCACGTTTGATCAGTGTTACGAATGGAGTATCGGTGATGCGGTCACTTGGGATCGCACACAACTGCACTGCACAGCCAGTGGCCCTACCGGTAAACTGTTTTTGACCATTTTCACTTTGCGTAAATAGCAACACAGCGGTCTTGGCGTCACTCCCGCTTTACAAACTCTGCCGCCTATGCTATAATCTAACATAGGAGAAATCGATGGCACGGTATTTTTCAACAAAACACTACGGACACAACATTGGTCTGTCAGCAGTATTCAGACAGCCCAATGCTGACCACAGTCACTGTCACTTGCTACATGGTTACAGTCTGGCGTTCACATTCACATTTGGTTGTGACAGCCTAGACGATAAAAATTGGGCAGTGGACTTTGGCGGACTCAAAGAACTAAAAGCCTGGTTGGAAGATCATTTTGATCACAAGTTGGCCCTGGATAAACGAGATCCACACTTGGCCAAGTTTGAAGAATTGGAAGAATTGGGACTGGTAGAGATTAGAATATTCAATGGAGTGGGTGCAGAGAAGTTTGCCGAACACGCTTTCATGTTTGCTGATCAATTGATTCGAGAAAAGACCGATGGTCGTTGCTATTGCGTCAGGGTAGAATGTGCTGAACACGGTGCCAACAGTGCCATCTACGAAGGATAAGATTTGTTTGCACCGTAAACGGCGTATATAAATATTGTCATGAAAATACAATTACCCAATGAACTGATATGTTGTTTACCCAAGGTCATTGATGATCCTGTGCGTATAGGTTGTGCCAGCGATGGTGGTTATATCATACCCCGAATGCTGTTGGACCACTGCGATGACCTGCTGAGTTGTGGGCTAGGAGAAAACTGGAGTTTTGATCGAGGCTGGCGAGAGCTCAAGCCCCAGGCCAAAATACACATGTATGATGGAACTGTGAACATCAACAACATGAAAGATTACCTGCGTGCCCCTTACCAAGATTTTTTTTCCAACAAGGCCACACACTACGTAGAAAACATAGGTCCAGGATACACTGCATTCTCCACGGCCATCCAGCGTTTGGACAGCCGACGAGTCTTGCTCAAGATGGACATCGAAGGTGGTGAATTCCCACTCATTGATGAGATTTTGGCCAATCGAGAGATTTTTCCTGGCATAGTGATTGAAATCCATTTTGCCAATTATCGCAGACAACAATTTGTCGACACAGTAAAAAAACTACAGACTGAATATGTGTTGGTGCATCTACACGGAAACAACCACACTCCATTGAGCGCCGACGGCAGCTGTGACTGTTATGAATTTACTTTTTTACGACACGATCTCTGCACAAACTTTGCCAATCGTCCAGAGTTTTATCTGCCGGGCATAGATCTCAGCAATGTACCGGGCATAGATGACTATGAATTTTATTTTGAAAAACCCAGCAATGAATTTTCAATTGCGGTGTTGTTGCCCAGTCGAGGTCGCACCAACGAGTTGACAGCCAGCGTGACCAGCATCATAGAACGTGCCGACGACGCTTCTGACCTACAACTGGTGTTTGGGTTTGACAACGATGATGAAACAGGATTGAACCATTTCACATCTGTGATACAGCCTTGGCTGGATGAGCGAGACATAGCCTACGAAGCTCGGGCCTTTGAAAGCATGGGCTACGAAGGGCTGAATCATTACTATAACTATCTGGCACAACAGGCTTCAGCTGACTGGTTGTTTGTCTGGAACGACGATGCTGTGATGGAAACACAGGGTTGGGATCAAGTTGTCAGAGCCCACGATGGCCAATTCAAAGTGCTCAAAGTGCATACTCACAACGAGCATCCCTACAGCATATTCCCCATAATGCCCGCAGCCTGGTATGAACAGCTAGGACAGTTGAGTCGTCATCAGATGATCGATGCCGAGATCAGCCAGATAGCCTACATGTTGGACATGATAGAGATCGTGGACATTGACGTGACACACAATCAAGTGGAGTTGGTCCAGAACAACACAGAAGTTATCAAACCCAAGCACAGATTTGAAGGCAATCCCGAGGATGTTCAAGACTTCCATTATCCTCCAACCATAGAACAACGTCATGACGACTGTGATCGACTTTGCGCCTACATGAAAAGCCTGGGGCAGGATACCAGCTTTTGGCAAGGTGTCAAGGACAAAACTCGAGATCCATGGGAACGGCTCAAGGCCAATGACATCAATCATCACATGTTCCAATTTGACATGGCCTATGACGGCACCAACATAACAAGCATCACACAACCAGGCGAATCCTAATCAACTGTATGAAAATTTTCTTGACCGGGGGCAACAGTGGAATTGGTCGGGCCGTAAAACAGCTACTGGGCCGCCAAGGGCACGTGATTACAGCCCCCACGAGACAAGAATTTGATCTCGGTGATTTTGCCGCAATAGACCGTTTGGATCTAGCAGATTACGATGTGGTAGTGAATTGTGCAGGCGCCAATGGCGGTGCATATCTGGGCTGGCACAATAATTCTTGGCAGAATCAAAGCAATCATGTGGCTGTGAATTTCACAGCGCCTTTGTTGTTGGCCAAACAATACACACGGCAAAGAACCACAGGACAATTCATCTACATAACCAGTACCAGTGCAGATGATCCCATCAGCTATACCATATTCATGGTAGGCTCCAAGATCGCCCTGCGCCAAAGCCTAAACGCCGTCAAGCGAGACTATCCTGGAATCTTGTTCACTGAGATCATTCCTGGAAAGACCCAGACCAACATGTTGCAACAAAATTATCAAGGTACCCGCTCGGACCAAGACATAGCTGATGAATATGCACGTGGTCCTGTGCTGGATCCGGACCAGGTGGCTCATACCATTGCCCTGGCCATTGAATTAAAATTGGATCGCGTGGGCATATCTCCGCAAAAAATTAAAAACTAAAACTATGAAATCACGACAATATAACATAGCTGTACTATTACCCACACACAAGCGCACAGATGCCTTGCGTCGCAGCCTGTTCAGCCTGATTGATCTGGCACATGATCTAGACTCTGTACAGTTTAGATTTGGCATTGACAACAATGATGACATAGGTCTCAACTATTTTACTGACAACATACAACCAGAATTGGATGAACGAAACATAAACTATGAAGCCTTGGGATTTGAACCCTTGGGCTATGCTGGACTCAATCAATATTTCAACACGCTGGCTCGAGATGCCGATGCTGACTGGTTGTTTGTATGGTGTGATGACGCTATCATGCAAACACAAGATTGGGATCAGCGCATACGAGAATGCACCGGAGAGTTTCGATTGCTCAAGGTGCACACACACAACGAACATCCTTACAGCATATTTCCTATCTATCCTGCAGAATGGATCGAAACCCTGGGCTACGTCAGCCGGCACCAAATGGGCGATGCTGAAAGCAGCCAAATGGCCTATTGGTTGGATATAATGAAAATAATCGAAGTAGATGTCACGCACGATCGTGCTGACCTCACCGGCAACAACGAAGACGAAGCCTATCAAAAAAGAGAACTGCTGGAAGGTAATCCCAGCAATCCTCGAGATCTACACAATGAGTTTTTTGTAAAGCACAGATACATTGATGCTGAACGCCTGGCTGCATACATGAAATCTCGTGGCCTCAGCACACAATGGTGGGAAGACACCAAGAGTGGAAAAATTCCCGCCATGAAACGACTCAAGGAAAATGACCCAAACAATCAGATAGTTTCTTTCACAAGAGTCACAGATGCCAATGGTCAGATCAGAATGGTGGCCATAAAATAATGACAAATATAACTACCAGCCAAGCGGTGACACGCTGTTTGATCAGCCGGCAACCAGTGGCAAAAATACTTGACTTTGGTCAGCATGCCTATGCAGACACGTTTATTGCTGAGAATCAACTCAATCTCAGCGAGCCGGTGTTTCCACTACAGGTCAATCTCAACGCCGACTCTGGCAGCATACAGTTGGGCTATGTGAGCCATGCCGAGGATCGTTACAGTCTCTACAGCTACAGCTACACTTCCAGCAACAGCCAGACAGCCAGAAATCACTGGGACGAATATGCCGCCACAGTCAAACAACGGTGTGCATCGATGAAATTTGCAGTTGAAATTGGCAGCAACGATGGTTATTTGATCAATCAATTCCGCGACAACGAGATCAGAGCTATCGGCATTGATCCCAGCATGGACATGTGTCGTATTGCCAAAGAACGTGGCGTAGAAGTCATGCCAGCCATGTTCTGCGAACCTGTGGCCAAAGATCTGGCCAAGCGTGTGGGCGGTGCCAATGTTGTCATGGCCAACAATGTGTTCAATCATGCCAACGATCCTGTGAGTTTTGCTAGAGCCGTATGTCAGTTGCTGGCCGATGATGGCTTGTTTGTGTTTGAAGTGCCTTATTGGCTCAGCATGATTGAGTCGGGTCGTTTCACTGACATGGTCTATCACGAACACCCCACATACTTTACCATCAAGATGGCCTGGAACACACTTAAGGCCGCGGGCTTAGAAATCACAGACTTTGATGTGGTCGACTATCATGGCGGCAGTCTGCGAGTGTTTGCTCGTCGTGACACAGGAGGTGCCATGCCGGTGCAGATAGAGGATGCCATAGCACGTGAAACGCAAGTGGGCTTGTTTGATCCGCGTTTTTATCAAGTTGTACAACGCAGATTTGAACAACAACGAGATCAATGGTTGCGCCAGTTCTATGAAATACGCCAGAACGAACCTGATGCTGTGTTCATAGGTGTAGGTGCTGCTGCCAAGGCCAATACCTGGCTGACCTGGCATGGTCTCAACAAAACACACTTGAAATACATAACTGATTCCAGCGCATTCAAACAAGGCAAATACACTCCCTTGAGCAGGATACCTATCGCCGACGATGCTGTGTTTGCTCAATATGACAGACCTTATGCCATGATCCTGAGCTGGAACATTGGTGCAGGCCTCAAGCAAGCCATACTAAATATCAACCCCAACACAAGGTTTATCTCACAATGAAATACTACAACATAAACAAAAACATTGAAAAAGGTCTAGGACAACACACCGACGATCGTGGCACCATCACAGACTTGTTTTATGCCCGCAACATGAATCATGGGTGTATCATTACCAACGCACCATTGGCAGTGCGAGGCAATCACTATCACAAGTTGACCACACAGTATACCCTGGTGCTGAGTGGCACCCTAACCTACTATAGCAAACCTGTGGACAGTGATGAGCCTGCCCAAGCATTCATAGCTGGACACGGAGACATGATTATCAGCGAGCCCAACGAGATTCATGCCATGCGTACAGGAGAACACGGTTGTACCTTTTTGGCCTTTGCTGAGGGTCCGCGAGGCGGCGAAGATTATGAAAGCGATACCTACAGAGTTGACAGCATAGTTCGAGGATGAAAAAACCCATAGCCTGCATATTTGGACACAAGGGCGGCATAGGTCGAGCCACCAAGGATGCCTTTTTGGCCCAAGGATATAGAATAATTCCTGTGCATCGAGAGGTGTTGGATCTCAACAGCAAAGATGCAGACAGCCTGATAGATTCGTTGTTGACCAATGGTCAACCTGATGTGATTGTCAACGCAGCCGGAGTGTTTTACAATGGCTGGCAACAGGAACATCAAGAAACCATGAACGTAAATGTGGGCAGCAATTGGAGCATTTTAAGACATTACATGAACCCCGACAATCAAACAAAACCTACTAGAATAATCATGGTGGGTTCCAGCAGTCACAGCGGTGGTCGAAAATTATATCCCCTGTATTCGGCCAGCAAGGCTGCGGTATACAATCTGTGGCAAAGTGTCAGTCAAGCACTGGTAGATACCGACGTTGCAGTAGATTTGATAAACCCAGTCAGAACTTTGACTCGGATGAGCACAGGCGGTGGCAAGAAAATTGATCCCAATTTGGATTATTTGCAACCCGAACAGGTAGCAGAACGAATCATGCAGTTGGTAAATGAAAATCTACCCAGTAGATGTATAGAAATGACTTATGAGGACGTGAAATGAAAATAGGAATTATTGGAAAAGGAACAGTTGGATCAGCTGTGTTTGAAGGATTGGAATATCTTGGTCATACCATGAGTTTCTTTGATCCCAAGTACGCAGGATCTACAATTTTAGATGTGCTAGACACAGATGTGGTATTCATCAGTGTGCCCACCGATCAGGCCGCCAATGGCGACTGTGATACCAGTATCGTAGACAACGTGGTTGCCGAACTGGCCATCAACAACTATCCGGGCCTGGTGTCGATCAAGAGCACAGTGATTCCTGGCACCACAGATCGACTGCAACAACTGTATCCCACATTGCGCATGAGCATGGTTCCGGAATTCCTGCGGGCCAAGAGTGCATTGGCTGACTTTGTTTACAATCATGACTTGTTGGTAGTAGGTTGCTACAACCGAGAAGATGCTGACATTATAGTAGAACTACACGGCAGTTTCCCACAACACGTGGCCAGAGTTACTCCTACCGAAGCCGAAGTTATCAAGTATTTCAACAACGTGCATCATGCCATGAGCGTGACCTTTGCCAACATTGCCTACGATGTGTGTGGCAAGCTGGGTGCCAACTACATGAATGTGTACAAGGCCATTGTCAAACGTGAATGTTTCAATCCAGCCTACTTGATGGCCAACAAAAACATGCGTGGCTATGGTGGACATTGCCTGCCCAAGGATACCAGTGCTTGGAACAACTTGATTAAAAATTTGGATCTGCCTTACAACATGATCCAAAGTGTAATAGACGACAACAAAAAGGTAAAATCTCAATGAAAATATTGGTAACCGGTGCCAGCGGCCTCCTAGGCACAGAAATCTGCCGCCAACTCAAACAAGAAGATGGGCATGAAGTCTGGGCCGTGGACAATCACAGTCGTAGTAAAACAGTGCCCATGTGTGATAGATTTTTTGAACTGGATCTAACCAATTCGGCCAGTTTTGCAAACATGCCCACAGATTTTGATTATATCTATCACTATGCAGCCATCAACGGCACCAAGAATTTCTATGAGCGGCCCAATGAAGTATTATGGACCAACATGGTCACCGACTTCAACATGTTTGAACTGGCGGCCCTGTGCGGCAAAAAACTACAAAAATTTGTGTATGCTTCCAGCAGTGAAGTGGTCAGCGATGATCCACAGACACCAGTCAAAGAAAATTTAGATGTCACCATCCGGGGCATCCATAACCCACGCTGGAGTTATAGATTGCCCAAGATTTGTGCAGAAAACTTTTTAAACAACTGCCAGTTTCCCTGGGTGATTTTCCGCTACTTCAATGTGTATGGAGACAACAGCAAGCCAGGACATTTTCTAGCAGATCAAATTGAAAAAATACGCAATGGTGTGTTTGAAGTGGTTGGCCCTGAAGAAACCCGCAGTTTCTGTCATGTGGAAGATGCGGTGCGTGCCACCATACACATGAGCCGTGCTGTGGAAAACAGCTTGCTGAACATTGGCAACGACCGTGAAATCACCATCATGGAGGCAGCCCAAACCATTGCCAAGTGCATGGGACATACGGATCCAGTTTGGATGACCACGCCTGGCAAGGTCGGAAGCACGGCCACACGCAGACCCGATATCTCCAAACTAAAAAGTGTTTTGAAAGATTATCGTCCCAGGACTTTTGAGCAAGGTGTCCAAGAAATCATTGACAAAATGAAGTGATTGCCGTATAATAAAGTATGAAAAAAATCTATCATACTTGGCAAGATGTTGAGCGTCAAGCACAGGAAATCCTGCGTCAAATTAATCTGGACCGATGGAGGCCCGACTATGTGGTTGGTCTCACCCGCGGTGGCTTGGTTCCGGCCAACTTAATCAGCCAATATCTCGGTTGCAGGATGGAAACACTCAAAGTTAGTCTGCGTGACGATACTGAATGTGAAAGTAACTGTTGGATGGCCGAAGATGCATTTGGTTATGGCGGCGATGATGGTAGCCAAGCTGAATCACTGAAAAAAAATATCTTGATCGTGGATGACATCAACGATTCGGGTGCTACATTAAACTGGATACGCAATGATTGGATGAGCAGTTGTTTCAGCACCAGTCCAGTGTGGGATCACATCTGGGGTCACAATGTTCGTGTGGCAGTGCTGGTTGACAACGAATCAAGCAAGTCGGAAATTCCAGTCAGTTACAGTGCAGTTGATCTAAATAAAGCTGAAGAAGATTGTTGGATTGTTTTTCCTTGGGAAGATTGGTGGCAATCTAAATAAGCATATGAAAATAAAATATCGTAAACCCACTTTAATAGAACAAATGACCGAAGCCATTGCAACGGCCAAACAACCCATAGACTATTTTGAGCTCTCGCAAACAGAATTTCAATCAGTGTTTAATAATTTGGATAAAACCAATTCCAAAAACACAGTCGCATATTCATACAAAGGTATCGCTATAAAGGTCGCAGATGAGTAAAATAAAAGTTTCAGAAGTATTCTACAGCCTGCAAGGTGAAGGTCGCTTTGTGGGTGTTCCCAGTGTGTTCTTGAGAACCTATGGTTGCAACTTTACCTGTGCAGGATTTGGATGCAAGCCAGGCGAAAAGAGCACAGGTGCCGACGACGTGGCTGAAGTAGTGCATTTGTACAACCGATTTGAAGAACTGCCCTTGGTGGAAACCGGTTGTGACAGTTATGCGAGTTGGCATCCGGCATTCAAACACTTGAGCCCCACACAGACCACAGAAGAACTGGTAGAACGCATGTTGGCACTGACCCCCAACAACATGTGGCAACAGAACAATGGCAACGACGTGCATCTTGTGATCACTGGTGGCGAGCCTTTGCTGGGTTGGCAACGTGCCTATGCAGACCTGCTCAGCCACGATCGTATGCGTGACTTAAAGAATATCACATTCGAGACCAATGGTACACAAAAATTACATGATGATTTTAAACAATATCTAATAGATAATTTTTGGACCTATGGGTGTCAAGGTAAAGAAGTAACTTTCAGCGTCAGTGCCAAACTCAGTGCGAGTGGCGAGTCTTGGGAAGATGCTATCTGTCCTGATATTGTAGCTGATTATCAGAGCTTTGGAAAAACCTATCTTAAATTTGTTGTGGAATCCGATGAGCACATTGAAGAAGCCATACGTGCCACAGATGCATATCGTCGTGCAGGATTTCAGGGTGTAATTTACCTGATGCCACAGGGTGGTGTGGTTGAACCCTACGATAAAAATAAAAAACGCATAGCAGACATCTGTTGTGCGCAGGGCTGGAACTACAGTCCTAGATTGCATGTAGACTTATGGGGCAACGGATGGGGAAAATAAAAGTTGGATTCGTTGGACTAGGCAAATTAGGCCTGGACTGTGCAGAAGTATTTGCAGAACATTATGAGGTTCGTGGATATGATCCGGCACCAAGAACCAGTGAGTCAATAAAAGTTTGCGATATACAAGAAGTTATCCAGGATTCTGACTGGATATTTATTGCAGTCCCTACACCTCATGCTGAAGGGTATGATGGATCTATCCCGAGCAGTCACATGGAACCTCGAGATTTTGGACGCGAAGCAGTGATAGATGCCATTACAAAAGTCAATCATTATGCAACTACAAGCAAAAAGGTTGTGTTGATCAGCACAGTGTTACCAGGTACCACAAGAAAACATTTTGTGACCAGTCTCAATAATCAACATCAGTTTTTGTATAATCCGTATTTGATTGCCATGGGTAGTGTAAAGTGGGACATGGTCAATCCAGAAATGATCATGATTGGCACCGAGGACGGCAATCCCAATGCGCTGGCACAAGAACTTATTGATCTGTATCAACCTATGATGCAAAACAATCCCAGATACGAAATAGGAACCTGGGATGAGTGTGAAGCTATCAAGATATTTTACAACACGTTTATCAGTGCCAAGGTTGGCCTGGCCAATATGATTCAGGACTTTGCCATGCGTATAGGCAACATCAATGTGGATGTTGTGACCACGGCCTTGGCACGTAGTACCCAGCGTATCATGGGACCCAAGTATATGACCGCAGGCATGGGTGATGCAGGTGCTTGCCATCCTCGAGACAACATAGCCTTGCGTTGGTTGGCCGAAGAATATGACATCGGCTATGACATGTTTGACACAATCATGCAGGCCCGGGAACTGCAGGCCCGCAATCTTGCTCGATTCTTGATCGACCAGGCCAATCTCTACAATTTGCCCATAGTCATACATGGCAAGGCCTACAAACCCGATGTGCCATACTGCATCGGTAGCTACTCAACTCTGGTAGGTTACTATGTTCGCGAACATGGCCTGCCTGTAGTTTACGTTGACCCCTTGGCCGATGATCGAGATCGTTGCTTGGATACCATAGATGGTCCAGCGGTATTTTTATGGGCACACAATCGCAAAATTACCTATGACTACACTGGTACACAGGAAGACACTAAACCCTACTGTGAGATACATCATGGCAGTGTGATCGTGGATCCTTGGCGCAGTGTACCCTTGGACTTGCCCGGAGTTACTGTCATGCATTTTGGTAATAGTCGACGCAAATGAGTCCGATACCCGAACGCTTGGGCCGACCCAATGGATCATTTTATATAAATGCAGAGTGGACTTTGCGTCGGATCATATGGCCACAACGCTGTGAGATCACCGGGCGTAAATTATGGCCAGGCACCCAGGCGTATTGTGGGCGTGTAGTCTGGCACGATGGGCCTGGCACCCCTGTAGTAGAATGCAAATGGCATGATCGCCAGGAACATTTAATGTGGCAACTTAAGGAGTAATAATGAAATTTTTTGACAAAATAAAAAAACGCTTTGGAAAAAAATCTGCCAAAGAAGCCGCACAACCTCGTGCGCCGCGGGTGGAGAAATCTGCCAAGGACCTGGCCACGGAACGTGGCGAACCTTATGTGGCCATGCTTGGCATGGAAGTAGATCCAGAAAATCTGCATCAAGGCAGTTTTGAACTGGACTGGAACGAAAAATTTGTGGCCAACTTGGTGCGTGCTGGATATCAGATGCGTCCCGATGACACTGACAACGACATTGTAGATCGCTGGTTCCAGGCCGTGTGCCGCAACGTGGTCTTAGAAACCTGGGAACAGGAACAGGCTATGAATCCAAACCGGGTGGTCAAAAGTCGTGATATAGGTGATGGTAGATCCGAAGTGTCATGATCTTGTATGTAAATGGCGACAGCAATAGTACCGGTGCCGAGACTGCTGATGTTACACAATCTTGGCCCAAATTGTTGGCCAAGAAATTAAATCTGCGTTTGATCAATGAGGCCAAAAATGGCGGCAGTAATCCTAGGATTTTAAGAACCATTGACAATTTTATTGCACACTCAAATCACCGAGATATATTTGTGATCATTGGGTGGACCAGTTGGGAACGAGAAGAATGGCAGTTAGGTGCTGATTATTATGATGTCAATGCCGGAGGACACGATGTCTTGCCAGTAGAACTAAAAGAAAAATACAAAATTTGGGTAACAACTCAAAATGAGAAAGCACGGCAGATCAAGAGTCAACTCACACACGACTATATACACAAACTACATCGGCATTACAAAGAAAAAGGTATATCACATTTGTTTTTTAACGCACTCATGCCATTTTTACATTCAGGAAAACAGTATGACTGGCACAAGAACTTTCTTGGACCATATGAAAATGATTTGAGTTATTATTGGTATTTGAAAAAAGCCGGGTACAACCCAACAGTTAATAATCACTACACCGAAACAGCACAATCAGTCTGGGCCGAAGTGTTGTACAATTATATTCAAGAAAATCAATTATTATGATTTTATATGTCAACGGCGACAGCCACACCGCAGCAGCCGAAGCTGTTAACTCCTGCGCATTTGCCGAAGACGATCCAGCACTGACACAATTAGGTAGGACCCCACATCCGGTTAATTTAGCAGTCAGCTGGGGTCGGTTGCTCAGCCTCACACTCAAGGCCGGATTCCACTGTGCGGCCGAAAGCGCCAGTTCAAATTCTCGTATTCTTCGAACCACTCGGGACTGGTTGCGTCAACAGCGCGGTCTCGACGATGTTCTGCTAATCATACAATGGAGCACCTGGGAGCGTGAAGAGTGGTTGTATGAAAAGACCTGGTATCAAGTGGGTGCCAGTGGCACTGACAGTGTGCCCGCAGAGGCAGCAGAGAGATATCGCAACTATATAATGGGTGTAGATTGGCAACAAAAAACCCAAGAAGCACACCGTGAAATTTGGGATTTTCATCTCGAGCTAGAACAACAAAATATCAAGCATGTTTTCTTCAATGGCAACAATGATTTTTCACAGATAACCGATCACCATGATTGGGGACACAATTACATTGGTCCATACGATCCCAAACAAACCTATAATTCCATTATCAGGGCACAAGGTATTGACACAGTTGCGCCCAATTCATGGCATTTTGGCAAGGACGGGCATAGCTATTTTCACCGTTTTATGTTACAATATATTATTGCAAACAAATTCATCTAAGGTGGTGCTATGCGGTATGTGCTGATTGACACAGCAAACATGTTCTTCCGTGCTCGACACGGTGCTTTTAGAGCCAGTGATACCTGGGAAAAAGTGGGCTTTGCCCTGCACGTCACGCTGATGGCTGCCAACAAAATGGCCCGGCGCTTTGAAGCTGATCACATGGTGTTTGCCCTGGAAGGACGATCGTGGCGCAAGGACATGTACAAACCCTACAAAAATAACCGTGCCGTAGCCCGTCAAGCACTCACAGAGGCGGAAGTCGAAGAAGACAAAATGTTCTGGGAAACCTATGATGCTTTGACTAAATACTTGAGTGAGAAAACCAACTGTAGCGTGATTCGTTGTGCTACAGCCGAAGGCGACGACGTCATAGCTCGCTGGATCGCACTACATCCCCAAGACGAACATGTCATAGTCAGCAGTGACACTGACTTTGTTCAGTTGGTAGCACCCAACGTCAAACAGTACAACGGAATCACCGACGAGTTAATTACAGTAGAAGGAATCTTTGATGCCAAAGGCAAAGCGGTTATCGATAAGAAAACTAAAGAACCTAAGTCAACGCCGAACCCCCAATGGCTACTCTTTGAAAAGTGTATGCGAGGAGATAGCTCGGATAATGTCTTCTCAGCGTATCCCGGTGTCAGAACTAAGGGCACTAAGAACAAAGTTGGACTCCAGGAAGCGTTTGAAGACAAAGACAAAAAAGGTTACAACTGGAACAACATGATGTTGCAACGCTGGATGGATCCAGATGGTGTGGAACATCGTGTGTTGGACGACTATGAACGCAACAGAACCTTGATCGATCTCACAGCTCAACCCGAAGACATCAAGGCCACTGTGGATGCGGCCATACGTGAACAGATCAGCCACAAGGATGTGGGCCAAGTGGGTGTGAGATTCATGCAGTTCTGTGGCAAATATGAACTAAACAAATGTTCGGAATCAGCCGACAGCTTTGGTCGCTGGATGAATCAAACCTACAAAGGAGTATTGAATGCTAGTAGCTAAACCCGTGATAGACAAACAGTTTTGGATCTTGCAAGAAAACGATCGCAAGGTCGGCAATGTGGAAGCCTGTGCCGGAGGATATCAAGTTCGGCTCAACAATCAAGTGGCGCAATTTAAAACTATTAAGATGGCAGCTCAACGAATCAACATACAGTTTGAATCTGCTGTAAAATTATCCAAACCCAAATCCAACATGGACCAGGTGCATGGATATCCAGTCAGCGGTCGAGTTTACAATCCCATGTGGGATGTCACTCAGCAGTTGCCAGTGTATACCAAGACAGCCAAAAGCAAGAGTTGGTTTGCCGCTGGATGGTATCGTGTGCGCCGAGGTCGTACATGGACCACGATGTTGGCACCCAAGTTGATCATGCTACAACGATATGCACACGCAGGACCATTCTTGACCCAGGAGGCAGCCGATGACCATGCACATACACAAATTCGTTGATCGTGTGCGTGGACACGAAGCTCGTGGTGCCAGAGACTTTGTGATGACCATGAACGAAGCCCGAGATCTGCATGCCGACATCACGCGACTGCTGATCAGTCTACAAACACTGCAAGAACAGGCAACAAAAACCAACAACAACGAGGTGGTAGAGGTGGAAATGCAAGGCGGCCAGTTCTAAAATATACCTATATTTTGCCATAAATAAATGTAGGAGTTTATTGATGAGCCGACCCAAACCCACAGTACTGATCGAAGTAACAAACAAGAGCACCTACAAGACTGAGCAAGTGTTGGCCTCAGAAGGTGTATGGGCCGTGTTCTACGATTCGAAACCCATCAATCTCAAAACTTCCAATCTCTTGGTTCAGTATCCTGGGCCCAAATACAAAAAAGTAAGTTTTTCAAATCCCGGTCATGCTAGAAATCTAGCCAAGAAACTCAACACACAATTCAAAACTGATCGGTTCACAGTGGTATTGCTTCGTGCCGGTGACCAGGTATATCCGTGAAGTGCGAGACAAAAGAAAACTCACCGAAGAACTGGTCAAGCAATTAGATCCAGACCTGGGCATCACAGTCAAACGGGCCATGCACACCTGGTGGTTCAACATAAGAAAGAACGGTGGCATGAGATTGACTGGACCCGGTTACTCAGTGTTCACAGAACAATTGGATCTGGCACGCTATGAGTGGCCAATACAGGATCCACATCAATTCAATCAACATGTGATATTAGATCTGGATAGAAAAATGCAGATGCCCTACTATATTTCAGCCACCAAAGGCATACCCAAAAAGATTGTGTTTTTTGGCAGCCAGGAAGCTGTCATGGTCAATCTGTATGGCAACCTACAACAATTTCTTGACAACTATCGCTCATGATTTTAATTTATACCGACAGTGAAGTCATTGACCGTGAATGGATCCCGTACCTGGGCCTTGACAACTTCACAATCACACACAGTCTGGCAGAATACTTTGCCAATCCTGCCACACACAAATTGGCATTTACAGCCCATAGGATGCATTTGAGCTATGATGACAACCCTCGGGTCTACGATAGTTTTGAACACAAGGTTCGGCAACTCGGTCAGCACAGTGACTTGGTATTTTGCATAGAAAGTGAACTACATAACTATCATTGGGCCATGTATGATCAGTGCCATGCCTCCAATGTTTATTGGTGCCAACCAGGTCTGGTCAATGATCGATCGGACATGGCTCCACACGTCATATTCTGGGGTGATTGGTTCAAGACCACAACCGCAGTGTACAAACACTTGCCTGACATACTGGCTGACCTGAAGCCCTTTGATGTCAAATCCCAAAGTTTTGATGCCTTGCTAGGAAGCCCTAAACCACACCGTGATTTTGTGGCCAAGGCTACTGAACACAACGAGCTTCACGATCAAATTACATTGACCTATGGTGGCGCCTGGAAAGACACAGAATTTTATGCCAAAGATTATTTTGTATGGGAACCCAACTGTGTGCCCCAACAAGACATAATAGGCACAGCTGATTGGGTTAGCTATCACGGACACCAATGTCATCTCAGCCAGGTCATACCCATGCAAGTATACAACAACACTGCCTATACCATCATAGCCGAAACTGATTGCGACAACACCCTGAGTTTTTACAGTGAAAAAACCGCCAAGGCATTTATTGCCCGTAGACTGTTTGTGGCATTTTCAGGCTACAAGTTCCTGGCGAACTTGCATCAATTGGGGTTCCAAACTTTTGATAGCGTGATAGATGAAAGTTATGATCTGGAACCTGATTTTGACACCCGCATGGTCCTGGCATTTGAACAGGTCAGGCGTTTGTGTCAATTACCTCAACAGGAAATTTTGACAAAGATTCAACCCATAGTTGAACACAATCACAACTTGATCATGCACACGGATTGGACCCGATTGGCTGTGGATCAAATCCGGGCTAGGATCCATTCAAGGCTTGGCTGACTATGTGTGCCCAGGCCCGATTGGTTTCGGCTCCTGGATGGAATCGATCACCATTGTAATCATCAGCAGCCCGGGCCATTTCATAGATGCCATTGCGCTGTGTATCGGTAAAAATCCATCGAGACCAGTCTATGCCACTGATCAGCGGCTTTAGTTCTGGATATTTCAGCACTCCAAAATCCCCGTTGGGACTGCAATGTTCTTGATCATGCCAGTAGTTCACATAACTCATGAAGTGATAGGATATGCCTTGGGCTTTGAGAAAATTCTGGGTTTTGACAATTTCTATAAGATTGTTGTGAGCCAGACTGAGATTTGAGCTAACACGATACATGGGCTTGAACAAGTCTGTGACATCCGAATTCAAGGTCCACGGACCAAGAAAACCGCCACTGAAAACATAGCCCAAGGTGTTAGGACATGACTCAACCCGTCGATAAAACCCATATCTATCAAACAGTGCATGCCAGCTGGGCTCGCTGATGTCAGTCAAAAAATCTAACCTGCTGACGCCAGACCACATGACCAGCACATGATCTGTTGTGCCAGGATTTTGTAACACGTGTCTGACCACACTGTTGGCTATGTACAGGTTGCCTGCTCCGGGTTCGGCTAGATTGGTAATTTCCAAGTCTGGGCGAAGTTGTTGTAATGGAGTGGGCCAACACACATTATTTGGACTGCCTGGATGTTCAGGCCAATGTGTAAAACTGCAACCGGATATTAACATGCGCATGGTGAGATATTTATTGACAAAATTAGAGCATGATGTTAAACTGTAAATCAGGGCCTTTAGCTTAATGGTAAAGCAATCGACTCATAATCGATGGAGTGAAAGTTCAATTCTTTCAAGGCCCACCAACTAAATATCTGCACCATGGAACAACACAAAAAATCTCCAGTAAACAGCTACTACTACTCTGAAGACGAGTGGAACCGGCTGGGTTGTGGCCCGTTGCCACCCGAGCGTGATCGTGCCCGGCAACTAGAAAATGTAGCAGCAAAAGGCAATCCCAAGATTGACGGTAAAAACATAAAAGGTTACAATTAACATGTGGTTGATATTTTTTGCATTCATGGCCATAGTTATTTGTTATGGTATCATGTGGATCAACGAACATCAGGACGAACAATGAACATATTAAAAAACATTCCCTGGGCGACCATTGGGGCCCTGGCAGTATTTGTGGCCATGGGCATTGTGGCTCACTTGTTTGGTAAATGAAATGGAACAAGATTACGGTTTCGCCATCGGTGTAGTTGTAGTAGCTATTGTGTTTTTGTTGGTTTTATAGTTTCCAATTTTGACCAAAATTGGTGGTAGGACGGCTCTATGAATAAAATACAAGTTTTTACTTTAAGCACAGGACTCGTGGTCATGTGGCTCTTATACCGCTTCAGTCTGGAGGTATGGTGCTGGGCCTATGGAGTATTGTATTAGGTTGACCAATAAATAACATTAAGTTATAATTTAAGAATTGTTGTACATCCTTCCAAGTGAAGGCACTGTGGACCCGGGTTCGACCCCCGGATGCTCCACCTAAGTGTATAAGGTATATTTAGGTGGGGCATTATTTGGATTCGACATGGTGAGCTAGTGCGGACGGCAACACAGTAGGCGATGACTGTAAATCAAGCAACTTTATTAAATGCAAACGCATCTAATGACGAGGTTTTTGCCTTAGCGGCATGATCTCCGGGGCAACTATGCCTTGTCACCCAAACTAGTCTAAAAAGCCTGAGAAATCAGGCTTTTTTGTTGGCCGCTAAGTAAAAACCACTAAATAAAGAGTTGGGTGATCGCCCAGCATTCTTTTAAAAGGAAAATCTCAAGCATGAAAAAATTATTAATCGCATTAGCCTTGTCCGCTGGCTTTGTTGCCTCGGCTCAAGCTCAACTCACTGGCAATTTAGGTTTGACCAGCGACTACCGTTTCCGCGGTGTTAGCCAAACCCAAAATGCTCCTGCAGTTCAGGGCGGCATCGACTATGCACACAAGAGTGGTTTCTATGTTGGTAACTGGAACAGCTCGGTCTCTAGCCAAGTCTACACCAATGGTGCAGGCTTAGAAAGCGATCTCTATGCTGGTTACAAGAAAGAAATCGTCAAGGGCATCACCGTTGACGTTGGTAGCTACAATTATTTCTATCCACGTGCAACCACTTCAGCAAAGACTGGTTCAAACTTTGACACCTACGAAGGCTACATCGGCCTAGGTTACAAAGACATCATCTCTGCCAAGTATAGCAGAACCTTAGGCGATGGCTACTTCGGTACAGCAAATGCCCAAGGCACAACCTATATGCAAGCAGATGGTAAATTACCAGTTCCTGTGATCAAGAATCTGGCTGTTGTGGCACACTATGGTCGCACCAATGTGGCCAACAGCACAGCATATGATTACAATGACATCAATGCTGGTTTTGTTTACAGTCTACCAAAGTCACTTGACTTGAGCGTGAAGTATTTTACCAATACTGGCACAACAAGAACTTTTGAAACTGCAAACACTGTGAGCGGTCAAAAGCTCTATAAGAATGCAGTGGTAGTGGGCTTGACAAAAACTTTTAATTAATTTTTAAAAGTGATCCAAAAAAGGGCCTCCGGGCCCTTTTTTGTTCGCTAAGTATTTGCATGATCGACATTGTCACTGTGGTATTTGATGAGGAGTTGCCTGTGTTGCGAGTGCAGGCACAGAGCATTGATCTTTTTTGCGAAGATCTCGGAATCAAAAATATCTATGTCATTGTCAATGACCAAGACAGTTTGGTACAGCAAATTGATACAGCATGGTGGGGCCAATTCCAGGATCGAGTACGGATCTTGCCCAGATCCATGTTCAGCACCGACTACGTGGCGAATGGTTGGGTCAGCCAACAGGTGCTGAAGTTATTAGGTGCTGCTTTGAGCCACAATCATTGGAGCATGATCCTGGATGCAAAGACCTTGATCACCGATCGCATGTCAGCTGAAATGTTTGTGATCACGGACTGTCGGTCAACTCTGGGACGGTTTCCAATTCAGCCAGTATTTGAACCTGCAGCAAAGATTGCCGGTGATTTATTTGATATCAAGCTAGATCATGTGATTGCACCAGCTGGTGTACCATTCTTCTTTCATAACTTGACAGTGCGACAAATGATAGCAGAGATAGAAAATCGTACCGGACAGCATTTTCCTGAATGGTTCCAACAGCAAGGCATGTTGACTGAATTCGTTTTGTATTCTGGATTCGTGCAATACAAGTACCAAACTCTCAACAGCATGTATCTTGGAACCAATACACAAAGATTATGCAACAACGTCTGTCACAGTGAAGTAGACTTGGTTGATACAAAACTCAACTCGGTGCTTGACCAAAGATCAACGACCATGGGTGTGCATAGAAATGCCTGGTCGCGATTGACATCGATACAACAACAGGCCTATGTGACCTATTTAGAGTCGCTGGGACTTGACCGAGCCGGCACGTTGCTATGAAGGCCATGGTCATGGTGGCACACCCAGATGATTGTGTGATATTTGCCTACAGTTTCATACACAATCGGCCAGAATATTCCTGGACCATATGTTATCTAACCTATCGTGCCACGGACCCGCGTGGGCATGAATTGGCACAGTTTTGGCAACGCAGAAACATCTCTACCAAATTTTTAGGCTATCGAGATGATTGGCACGACATAGAAAACAAAAAAATCAGTTTTGATGAACAATCGGCCAGGTACGATATTCAGCAGGCCATGGCCGATCAGGATCTAGTGTTGACACACAATGAACATGGTGATTATGGTCACCTACATCATGTGTTTGTACATGAATCCACAAAAAATCATCCGCATCGTGTAACTTTTGCTGGACCAGGACAAGGTACTATTAAATATGTTTTACCCTCAAATGCTTACAGCTTGGACGAATTACCTTTGCATCGTGACGTGGTGGAATCTTTCCATCCCAAAATCCACGTGAACGAATACACATTATGAAAAAGAAATTAATGATAGCCGGGTGTAGTTTTAGTGCAACTTGCGTGACTCCAGACGGTACCAGCTGGAGTGAACAACTGGCCAACATGTTGGATTGGGATCTTGTAAACCTGGCCCGGCAAGGTTGCTCCAATGGTGGTGTGAGATTGCAGATCGAAGAGATACGCAGGCAACGTCCGGATTTTGCCATAATCACACCCACCTTCTGGGATCGCATGGAGATCCCAGCACGAGCAGCTCCATATGATTGGAGTCAGTCATCTGGTGGTTGGAGCCCTGCTTTGCAACAACATTTGCAGGATAGGAATGTGGAAAACGGCTATGATCGAAGTGCTGGCATTAACAATGTCAACTATGGCAACAACAATTACAGGATGATCTGTGAAACTATTTTTAGCATGACCGAAAACTATGATCATCCTTATAGATCTGGAAAAATAGACAAAATCACGCAACAGGCATTGAAATATTACATCGACAGCCTGTATGACAGCAACTGGAAAAAACAACAGGACGAGTGGATAATCAAAGAAGGTATCCTGCAACTGTATTTTGATGGAATACCGTTCATAGTCAGCCCAGATTTGTTGTGGCCGTTTGATCCCGAAGATAGCGAACAGTGGAGTCGGATTTTTCCTTCAATCTTGCCGGACCGGTATGTGCTACAAGACTGCGCAGAAAGTGTTTTGTCTATAAGTGGAAGCTACCCATTTCAAGGCAACGATCCTGGTTATCATATGAATGTACAAGGACAAACCGTGGTGGCCAACAATCTTTTGGCCAGGATGCAACGAGATTTTGGAATACACCCAACACCGGTTGACACAGTATAAATAAACCTATATAATACTATTATGTTGAATCGCAAAGTGATCTATCTTGTGCCACAACCCAATTTCTTAGGGAGTGCAAATCTATGGCTCATTTGTGAGGATAAAATTCAGGGTAGCGAATAGCGTTATTTTAAACTGCATATTCAAACCCTGGAACTAACAACTCCGGGGTTTTTTATTTTATAGAAAAAGGAAAAGATGTCGATTGATTATACAAAATTAAACGATCAGATTGTGAAACAGGCTTGGGACTACCACACAGCTTTTTTGAACGAAGCACAGGTTCGCAAGCTGTTCCAGAACAAGATCGATCGTGCGGCCGCTATGATCCGGGCGCAGGAACAATTTAAGCGATTGAATCAAGAAGATTAATCGCTAAAGTGGTTACAGGCAACGAGGGCCTGTGTCGCACTATAACCGACACAAACGGGCGGACTATCGGATGAAACTCCTTTTGTGGGGCGAAAAATGATAGCGTGTTTTACAAACTGTAAATATGACATGACACAAAAATTCATATGGTGTGGAAGCAGTTGGGAAACCGGTGACGAACTTGAGTCACAGATATCCAAAAACCAGGTATGCCAACATGTATATCCAAGTTTGGTCAGTGCATGGTTTGCTGTTGAATGTGTAAACGTCAGCGAGAATCATAGTGCTATACCGCAATTGATTTGGCAACTAAAGTCAATAGAAAATCAAATCTGTTCCGGTGACACAGTGTTTTTTTCCTTGCCGCCACCGCATTGGAGCATGTCGGTCGACCATACAGGTGCTGTAAACAGAATTGGCCCTAATTTCCACTGTGATCCACGTGTCCATGCCAACAGTCAGCACTGGTATCGCTATTTCGATAACAAATATCAAAGAGCCTGGCAAAATGATATCAGTATAGAATTTTTATCCAATTGGTGTCAGGTGCGTGGAGTGCATTGTTATTTTTATTCACAGGTCAATCACTATTATTCCATATATCTAAACGCAACTGTGAGTTGGCTACTGCCGCCATCGACATGCCTGGCGGAATTATTAGTTCCTGTCATTGACAACACGTTTTTCGAAATAGTAAACTCCGACCGTAGTTGGTTAACCGAATCGCAATGGCAAACACAAAAACCACTGATAGAAAAATACATTGCCCCCTGTTACTCCCATCCCAATTTGGCCGGGCACAAAAAAATTGCCAAAGAATTCATACGTTTGTTGTCTAAAAACTATAAATCAAAAGAACAATCGCGGGATAGAGAAACGGCATCTCGAGAGTCTCATAAGCTCTAGTTCCTGGTTCGATTCCAGGTCCCGCAACCAATTATGATCTAGCTGTAGTGAGGTGGCAGAGTGGCCCAATGCAAGGGACTGCAAATCCCTAAAGCCGTGAGTTCGAATCTCACCCTCACTTCCAAGTTTGGTCGGTCTGGTATAATGGCATTACAGCGGTCTCCAAAACCGTTAATTGGGGTTCGATTCCCTAGACCGGCGCCAAATTGACCAGAAATGGACAATGTATTAAACTGTAGTATCAACTCAAAGAAAGGAGGCACGTATGCCAGCAGTATTTTTAGTATCGGACACGCACTTTGGTCACGCTGGTGTATGTCGCTTTGTCCGTAACGATGGTGTGACAAAATTGCGTCCGTGGACTGATCCTGACGAAATGGATGAAGCCATGGTCAAAGCCTGGAATGAACGGGTCCGGCCCACAGACAAGGTCTATCACTTGGGTGATGTTGTGATCAACCGCAAGAGTTTACCTATCATGAATAGACTCAATGGCGACAAGGTTCTTATCCGTGGTAATCACGATATCTTCAAGGATGAGGACTACACACCTTACTTTCGTAGCCTGCGTGGATACCATGTGATGAACGGTATGATTTTGAGTCACATTCCTGTTCATGCCGAAAGCCTGGGCCGTTTTGGTGTCAACATACACGGACACTTGCATGCCAACCGGGTAAAGCGGGCCCGTGGCGTTGACGCCCGCACAGGAGAAGTTTTGTACAGCGATGAAAATGATGTGCGTTATCACTGTGTTTGTGTGGAGCAAACCGATTTTGCACCCATCCTGTTTGAAGATGTGATCAAGCGCATCACAGCAGAAGGTGGCAAAATTGGTTTACAAAACGGCAACGGTACCATACTATAAATATTCCTACCTTGCCTGTATGCCACCAATTGGAGATTGCCGATGCGAATTCTAGACCAAAATTTTGAAGGCGTGAAAGAGTTAGATCATGCTATTGCCAAAGATTTAGCACAGTATTTTGATTTTGACTTTGTAACAAAAAATATCAATGACTACCAACTTTGGTTTAATAATCTGAAAAAAATAGCGTTTCAAAATTTGGGTCTGGCTCATTCTGTGTTGCATAATCAAACTGCACATAATTGTGTGGAAATTGCATTCAATGAAACTGCACTACCGGAATTTGATCGTTCCTACAGTCAGAACATTGCTGGGCACAGCTTTCTGACTTTGTCTTCGAAATCCAAACACGATTCGATCAAATTCGATGGTAAACAATTGTCTGGAACAAAATATTGGATATCAAATGCCAAGGCAGCAGATTTTGTGGTGATGGCCTGTTTAAATTCTATCAGTAAAGTAAAAAAAATACACTACATTTTTATTGATCTAAAACTTGTAGAGCACAAAATCACCGGCGACGAATATCAACCACTTGGTATGAATGTGGCAACTCCTTTCAATCTTGAACTAGATATTGACGTTCCAGAGCACTGGATTATTACCAATGATCACAATCGTGACGACTTTTACCTGGCATCATATTTTCATAACTATGGTTTAATCTGCAATTATATTTCCTGCGCAAAAAAATTGTTGGCATTATGCAGGTCTCAAAATTATGATGTTGGTTATGAATTAGACAAACTAGAACTCAATTTAAAAATTTCAGAAACTTTGTTTGAACAAAGCATTGAAAAACTGTTTGATAAAAATACCAAGACAAAATTTTACTTTTTCAACAATCAATATCAATTTGCAAGGAAAAATTTAATAGATGTCACAAAATTTTTTATTGAACTCGGTAGTTCATCCTTGTTGGATTCTAAATCACCTGCATCGCAGGTGGTGCGAGACAGTTTAATGATGACCTCACATTTGGTAAATCTTTACAATCACATGAATAATGCCATTACAAGATTTTTCTGAGCAAAGTAGTCCACATATCCACCTTTCAAATCGAACCGGTTATATACCCCGGTGGCGCAACTGGTAGACGCACTCTCCTCAGAAGGGAGCTGTTGAAGGTTCGAATCCTTCCCGGGGCACCATTGACATCAGCAGTATTTTGTAGTATAATTGTTGTTTACAAGGAGAAATCATGAGTGTAAGAATCGAAAGTCGTAGTGGCGAAATTGATACCGAACGCTGTGTTGAACATGCCGGGGGTCGTTATGACCTTGTGATTGCTGCTGCACAACGCTTGAGAGAAATGAAGCGCCGTGCCCGCGAAACCAACTCCTGGGTCACACCCATTGATGCACTTAAAGAGGTACAGAGTGGAACTTTTAACATGACTGATTATTTGGTAAAGGTAAAATAAACATGGCAAAACATCAAAGTGCAGGTGAACTAAGCAGAACTATCGCTGGCCAGTGGACCAAGACCGAAAAGCGTTCAGCGGCCAGTAGAAGCATCACAGAAGCCAACAAGAAGGCACACCAGATACAAAAAAAATTCGCTCAACAGCAAAGCATGAAATAGATTCAACATGCACCGTTCGTCTATCGGTTAGGACACCCGCCTTTCACGCAGGTAAGAGCGGTTCGATTCCGCTACGGTGTACCAAATATTTTGTAGAGTAGTCACGCAAAATAAGTAAGCATATCAATCAGGATCACAAACATGGCAAAATCTCTACAGCGTAAAAAACCTGGCTACACCCGAAGTGGCGAAGTCAAGATCGTAAGTCTCAGTGTCAAACAACTCACTGAGTTGAAAGAAAAAACACAGGCCAAAAAGAAGCAAGCAAGAATACAACGCAGGATCAATCTGCTGGAAAGTCGACCCGGATATACTGAGCCGGTGAGCACAGCAACAGAAGTAGCAACAGAGTAATTTTCTGGGCCCTTTTAATATAATGGTAATATGCTAGATTTGTAATCTTGACATGGGAGTTCGATTCTCTCAAAGGGCATACTATTCCAAGGACACATAATGAGCAAAATGAGCGATTTATTAAAACAGGCATTGGCCAAAAAACAAGGCACAACGCACATCGAAGGTGATGACGCACCTCAAGTAGAACGTAAAACTGCCAAACAGCGAGCACCTGTGATTGGCAAAAAACCACCTACACGAAGTGCTGGTCGTGGTCGCTGAACAATGATAAGCCTTGAACAAAACACCAAACTTGGCTTTTACACAGTGGGTGATAAGGTATTTTACAGCAAGCCACAGGCCTTGATCGAAGCCACACTCACTGGACATCATCCTCATTGGAATTTCAATCGGGAGATTTTCCTTAAGGAACCGTGGCAACAAGAACCTTTAGCATCCCTGAGAGATTTATATCGTATACGAGCACAGCAGTTGCGAGAAAAGTATGATTACATACGGCTGGAATGCAGTGGTGGAGCAGACAGTACCACCACTCTTTATAGTTTTTTATTGAATGGGATCCATATTGATGAAATTATATTCAGATATCCCAAACAGGGCGAACACGGAATCACTCCTAACGCAAATAATACCAAACCAGAAAACACATTAAGCGAATGGGAGTATGCTGCCAAACCCTTGCTAAAATGGGTGAGCCAAAACTATCCCAAAGTGCGTGTCACCTTTCATGATTACAGTGACAACATTCTTAAATTTAAAAACGACGAAAGTTGGACTGATGTTGCCAAAGATTATCTACATCCAGAACACACGTTCAAGCATGATCCTCTTGCCACCAGCGATCAAATTAATTTAGCCGAGTCGGGCAAGCGTATATGTGTGCTATATGGCATAGACAAACCAAAAATTTGCATACGCGATGGCCGATGGTATTTTTATTTCTTAGATCTGCAGGCAAATCATGCCAACACCAATGTTGGGCACTTTACAAATATTACTACCGAATATTTCTTTTGGTCGCCTGATCTCCCAGAACTGCTGAGAAAACAAGTACATGTTATACGTAACTGGTTTATGCAACCTATGAATCGTCATTTACAGTTTTTGATCCGATGGCCCAATCACTCCGTAGCTCAACGTACCACCTATGAAAGTTTGACCAAGCCATTGATCTATCCTGATTATGATCCTACGACCTGGCAAACCAGCAAACCCACCAACAATTTTTATGCCGAAATGGGGTATTGGTTTTATAAAAATTTCCAAGACAGCAGATTTTACAAGGTTTGGGAAGCTGGCATCGATCACATGGTAAACAAAATAGATCCAAAATATTTTACCTACGAATTGGGCAGACCAGTGGGATTCGTCGGATTCTTTGATGAATTTTATGAAATCGGTTCCAGTGATTTTGTCAATAACGATATCGCATATCAATAGGAGCACTATGAAAAAACTTTTAGGAATTCTGTTTGTGATGTTGGTCTCTACTGCACAGGCACGAGAAACCGTGACCCTTGTCTATCCCTGGGGAATGGGTGATCCCATGGCCAACTACAGTCGTACTTTGATAGAAGTAGCCAACAAACAGCAAGACAAATATATCTTTGTCTTAGAAAATCGCCCTGGCGCAGGAGGAACCATTGCAGCCAAACATGTACAAACCAATTCCAATTCTATCTTGGCAGCCAGCACTGCTTTTTTTGTGCGGCCAAATTTTTATCCTGATGCTAGTCACGACATCAATCAATTCCGTGTATTAATGACTCAATGTACGGTGCCCATGGTTATTAGCAGCAATCAATATCGTTCCTGGAATGATATTCCTAGAGATACTCCACTTCTCACTGGAGTCAGTGGTATAGGTGCCACTACACACCTCATTGCCTTGCAGATAAAACAAAAATATCCTAGTCTGACTGTGGTACCTTATAAAAGCACACAAGAAAGCACACTGGACTTGGTCGGGGCCCGAATAAATCTTAACGTGGGATTTCCTCAAGAAGTTGCACAATGGATTTCAACCGGTAAAGCACATGGACTAGGAGTAACAGGAACTCGCCCGATCAACAATATACCAACTATGAGTAGTCTTGGTTATCAACACATGGATAGCATGGGTAATGGACACAGTCTTATAGTAAATCTACAGGTATCACAAGCTAAATTTCAAGAATGGCGACGTATTTTTCTAAAGGCTGCACAGCACTACTCGGTTAGACAAAGTTATGAACTTGACCACTGTGTGCCAATGGATTTTGATATGAAGCAAACTAACAGCTGGTATACCCAGCAAACTACATTCTGGAAAGAACAATCAAAATCAGTGCAACTTGATAAATGATATAAATAAATCAGCAGCGCCAACAGGGGTTGACGCCGGATTCAATGACGCTTAGAGTCAAACTCTTTTACTAATGTGTGACATTAGAACGCCTACCGTAGCGATAAAATCGCAAGCACCAGATATAAAAATAGGAAATACAAATGACTAAAACTACTAAAATCCGTTGGGTGATCGCTCACGAGCCGTTGAGCTTGTTTATTCGTGCTGCTAAAGATTTTGAGCGCGAAGTAAATGCCCAACAAAGCACGCATAAGTTAGAGATTGAAATTATGACTTTGAGTGAATACAGCGAACGCCATAACAACGGTGTTGTTGTTACCAAACACGATTTGTTAGACTTAATGGATAACAATAAAATTGAAATGAGTCAAATGTATACTACATGGCTTGCTGAACATTATAGTAATGACATGCATGTGTTGGATATGCCTTTCTTGTTTGAAGATCATGATCATGCCAGCCGTGTGTTGGAAGGTCCAGTTGGCGAATATCTGTTGGGCAGCATCAAAGAAAAGTCCAATATCCGTGGTCTGGCATTTACATACTCGGGCGGTTTCCGTTGCATCTTGAGTTCAAAACAAATCCATACATTGGCTGACTTTGCTGGCGCACCAATTCGTTCCAACAAAAACCCAATGGCCATGGAAACATTCCGTGCTATCGGTGCAGAACCAGTGGCAATGGAATTGGAAGAAATCAATCAGGCCACTGAATCTGGACTTGTAGTTGGTGGTGAAACTGCTTATCCAAGGATTTATCCATTGGAACAAGACAAGTATCACAGTACGATTGTTGACAGCGAACACAGTTTGTTCTTGACATCCGTGATTATTACTGACACATTTTGGAACAGCCTTGATGCCGAACTACAACAAGTGATTAAAACTGCCGCTGTTAAAGCCGGTCGTAGTGAGCGTGTCGAGTCAATTATCGACGGTGAACAGGCCAAAGAGCGTTTTGTCAGCGAAGGCAAAGAAGTTGTGCGTCTTAGCACACAAGATCAAAAAGAATTTCGCCAACGCACTGCTGTAGTATATGACAAATTTAAAGATTTTTTCAGTCCAGGGCTAGTGGACCAAATTCAAAAAGGTTGAACAAAGCATAGCGAATGAATCTTTAAGATTCATTCGCTATTGTCTGTATTTTTAAGTCAGTATCTCAAATCAAATTGTTGTAGTCTTGTTATTCTAAGAAAGGTTTACCCATGAAAAAACTCATTATGGTATTCGTGGCGGCCATTTTGTGCTTGTGTGGTAACATGGCCATCGCGAATGTCACAATCATTGTGCCCTTTTCCGTCGGCGGAAATGTTGACTTATGGTCCAGACAATTGGCCAGCTTTTCAGACAAACATCATAATACGCGAACCATAATCCAAAATCGTTCAGGAGCAGGCGGACTGATAGGCTACAATGCTTACCTGACATTACCGCCGGATGTAACATCCTTAATCGGCGTGGGGCCAGGTATAATGCTGTTCGAACCTATGCGCACCAAAGAAATTGACCCGTTGCGGGACTTGACTATAATTTCTCCTTTTCTGGCCAGTCCTGAGGTCATGGCAATCAACACAAAAACCAGCAAAGTCAAAACCATGAAGGAATTATTTGGGCCTACCAACAACAGGTTGAGCATAACCATTGGTGTGGGCGGCACAGCACATGAATTTTTTGCACGTTGGATGCAAAAGTATACCACACATGAGTTGATCATAGTTCCTTTCAAAGGCAGCGGCGACGTGAAAACTGCACTGTTGGGTGGACACATAGATATCATGCTGGATAATCTGGGTATCGTAGTTACCAACATAGGCAAAGACATTGAGATATTGGCATTAGGATCAGCTCCAACCGATTCTAGATTCAATCAGTATCCGTTGATGCATGATTGGCTGGATGGGTTTATTTTTTACAACTGGTCAGCTCTGGCAGTAAACAGCAAGTTAGAGAAGACACAAATCCAAGAACTTAGAAAAAAATATTCACAACATGTTTTTTCAAAAGATTTTCAACGACAGGCACACGAACAAGGAATGGCAGTAATGTCTGTGCTAGATGGAACGTTTGAAGCTCAAATAAAAAAACAAGCCCATCAATGGCGCATGATAAATGATCAATTGAAGATTTTAAAAGCAAACTGATGTATAACATATTTGACTTTGACAGATATGGTTATTATCTTTCATCCGATAAAAAAAAGTTTTACAACAAACTAGAATGTATTTTATACTGTAAGGCGCATGGTTTTGATTTTTCTTGGTGTTTCAATAACAACTACTTTGATCTGATAAACTGGTCGATCGAACCAAAATCTAGCATACAAGATTTATATGCACAACGAGCGCAAGAACTCAGGAACAAATACGATTATCTTGTCCTGCATCTCAGTGGTGGACATGACAGTGGAAATATCCTGCAGACCTTTGCTGTTAACGATATCAAACTGGATGAAGTAATTACACGTGGGCCGTTTTCTGACAGCATCCAGGATCCTACAATTAGATCTGCGGAAAATACCTATGCTGAGATTGGCCTTGCTGCAGTTCCTGCTGCAAAAATTTTCAAAGAACAATATCAACCTGATCTAAAAATTACCATAGTAGAGACCAAACAATTAGCCGTTAATATCATGAGAGATAACCCCGCCTGGTTTGAAGGATACAACGACTTAGATCCTGGCATGTTTTTACGTGCGACTCCAAATTATTTGGATCAAAGATATACCAAGATGGTGGATCAAGGAAAGACCGTGGCACATATCACAGGCATGGAAAAACCAAGATTTTTTCGCCGAGGAAACAGCCTGCACCTGATATTTGATGATGAATCATTGAATCGACACAATCCGTTACGCAACGACAATAGCAACTATAATTTTATTGAACATTTTTATTGGGCGCCGTCAGCTGGCGAACTACTGTGCAAACAAGGGCACCTGGTGTTAAAAGCATTAAATTGTTTGCAAAACGGTAAATCGCATGCAGACAAACTCTTAACCGATTGGGGCAGTCGCAACATTCAAGATTGGATAGCATCTGTAATTTACCCTAAGAAATTTTTGCCGCACTGGGATTGTCAAAAAGCCAGTCATGGTTTTATAAGAGACTGGGACAGTTGGTTTTATCGTGACGAAAATGCTGATTTTTTGAGGGCCTGGCAACAAGGCATGCAATATCTAAACTCAGTGGTGCCAGTCGGCCATATGAAAAAAAACAACATGTATCTTGGTGGTTTTAAACCAAAATTTTCTATTGACAGATACCTTGGCGAAATCTGTGCTACTTCTAGCCCGTACCAACAAGTCAGCATGCACTAACATCTGATAATTTCCGGTTGACCTTTAAATCTACACATTGTATAATAGTCGTATAGTAGTTAATTTCAACCTGTAGTAAGTACGTAAAAGGACACAGCCATGTCAGAAACAAGAACAGTCACTTCGGTGCAGGCTCGCAAGAGTCTGCTCAAAGCCTTTGCAAAAAAACGCCCACTTTTTTTGTGGGGTCCTCCCGGTATCGGTAAATCGGAATTGGTAGCCGATATTGCCCAGGAACTTGGTGGCCACATGATCGACCTCCGACTTGGTCAGATGGAGCCCACTGATATCCGTGGTATTCCGTTTTACAACAAAGATTCAGGCAAAATGGACTGGGCCGAGCCAGTGGATTTGCCAACTGCGGAGTTTGCCAGTCAGTATCCTATCGTAGTCCTGTTCTTGGACGAGATGAATTCGGCAGCCCCGAGTGTTCAAGCCGCGGCATATCAGTTGATCCTGAATCGCCGTTGTGGCAAATACTTCTTGCCTGACAATGTGGTCATGGTGGCTGCAGGTAATCGTGAAAGCGACAAAGGTGTTACATATAGAATGCCCACACCCTTGGCCAATCGTTTCATACACCAAGAAATGCGTGTGGACTTTGCGAGTTATCAAGAGTGGGCAGTCAACAACAACATCCACAAGGACGTGGTAGGTTACTTGAGTTTCGCCAAGCAGGACTTGTATGACTTTGATCCCAAATCAGCCAGCCGTGCCTTTGCAACACCAAGGTCGTGGACATTCGTAAGCCAATTGCTTGAAGATGAAGATGGTGATGATGACACTATCATGAACTTGATCGCAGGCACGGTGGGCGAAGGTCTTGCTGTGAAATTCATGGCACACCGCAAGGTTGCTGGACGCATGCCCCGGCCTGAAGACATCTTGAGTGGCAAAGAGAAAGATCTCAATGTCAAAGAAGTCAGTGCCATGTACAGCCTGGTCATCAGCATGTGCTACGAGCTCAAGGGTGCAATTGAAAAAAAGGTGCCAGACAAGCAGTTCCATGAAATGGCCGACCACTTCTTCAAATACATGATGCAAAACTTTGAGACTGAATTGGTTGTTATGGGTGCTAGAATTGCTCTTACCACCTACAACTTACCGTTCCAGCCTACCAAGTTGAAAAACTTTGATGAGTTCCACAACCGCTTCGGTAAGTATATTTTGCAAGCTTCGGCCTAGAAATAGGCCCGGAAGGCTGTGGTCATCACAGGCTGTGTCCATCACAGCCTTCCATCTTTATTGACATAATATGAACTATACCGTTACTCGTTTGGATCGTAGATACGCTTACTGGGAAGAATTCAACTACATGGTTGAGTTCCATAAAAATCGTGAGTGGGGCATGGGCACAGGTGTGTTGGACTTTGATCAAGCTAGAAAATGGTTCAACGAAACCTATGGTTGGAGCCAGGAAGTGGACACTCGCAGAGAAATGATCGCCAGCAAGGTGCGCATGAACATAGATATCCACGATTTCAGTTACCTCAACACTGACTGGGCCTGGAGTTGTAGATATCAAGAATACAGGATCTATGTGAGTGACCCAGCCCTGACCATGTTCCGACTAAGGTGGAGTCAAAATACAAATGAATAAAGACAAAGATATTACCTTAATAGTCGGGGATAGTTGGGGATGTGGTGAATGGGAATGTTTAGAAGATATCAGACAACAAACTAAAACATCTCATGGAGGCCTTGCACAATTCTTACAAGAATCAAATGTCAGAGCTATAAATTTTTCAAAACCTGGCGGAACTAACTTAGAAAGCTCGTCTAGACTAGAAAATTTTCTTATTGAATCTAATGGATTTCGATCTCGAGTAAACAAAATATTTGTTTTTCAAACTGAATGGCAAAGAGATTGTTATTCAACCGGAACACAATTTTTCCAAGAATGCCAACAACTTAACTTTGATTATGATAAAATAAAAAGCGCAATAATTTCACGATTTTATTACCAATTAAGTTCTATCAGCCAAGACACAAACATTCCAATTTATGTTATAGGTGGTTGTGGTGATGCCTTATGGCTAGATAGGTTCGAACATGAATATCCAGGCGTCCAGATAGTATGTCAAAGTTTGGTAAACTTATGCTTGGAAAACGATCATAGAATACCTAACCCTGTATTTTCAAGTTGGAGTCCAACCACAGAACAACTTGTAAAATTTTACAAACAGCACATGAATCAAGAAAGTTTGAACAAACTGTTTGATGATATAGATTTAGCAACAGTGAGAAGAAAAAAATGGAATGAACTATACCGTAAAGGCCTTTTTTGTGAAGATCGGATACATCCAAATCGACATGCCTTTAAATTTTTATTTGACTTTTTAGGCAACAATCAACTTTTATGAGATTACCAGATCCTGAATGGCCTTATATATGTTATACTGGCCACCCTTGGCCAGAAGTGTGTGATTGGTGTAAGGCAAACATCGGTGAGTTTGATCAGGAGTGGTACAAACTGGGCGAAGACATTGCCGCTCAAAGCATATATACAGACTACAAGAGCACCTACATGTTCCGAGATGAGCGACATGCGGTGTTATTTCGATTGAGGTGGACATGACAAAAAAAATCATATTTGCTGGTTGCAGCTACACAGCCGGGAATGGATGGGCACAACTTTCACCAGATGAAAGTATAAAAATCGAAGTAAAAGACAGCCCACACTTATGGGTCAATCTAGTCCAGAAAAATATTGAAATTTTCAAAGAATTAGAACTGATCAATGTTGGAAGAGGCGGAGCCAGTAACACAGATATATTTACAAATGCCATGCGAGCTATGGGTGAACACCAAAATAGTATAGATACGTTGGTTTGCCAATGGACCAGTGTGCCACGCTACAACTGGAATGTGGGATTTGAACTTTGGGACACCAGCGAAGACATTCCAACACCGGTTAGCAGAAATCGCAAATACGGTGTAAATCTTAATCGCGGCGATCATTGGACTAGAGAATACATCGATGATCTAACCAACAAACTGCGTGTGATGCATCATTTGCACTGGGAAATACTAAAAGTAGTAGATTATTCAAATATTATACAAAAACTTGCTGTCAAAATTGGCATCAATCGTGTTTATTTTGTCAACGGATTGTGCCCGTGGGATAAAGATTATTTTGTAAGATTACAAAATGTTCTACCTGAAAACTTTACAGAATTTACCAAAACAGAGATTTTGAATATCAAAACGAGAGATGATGAAGACATATATGCCCTATATAATCTGGCTCATGATCATTATCAGGAAAAAGGCGGAATAGATACGAACTCCTGGATCAATCTCTATCAAAGTTTTCGTAGAATGACAACTGATTACAATTATGATAAGTTACATCCTGGAATAGAAAGCAATCTTATGTTTTGTAAAATTTTCCAGGAAAAATTACAACAATGATAAAATTGCTGGTCCAGAACGCTCAGCAGGCCCTGGAATTCAAACAGCAGGTGCTGGATGCTGGTTTGGTGTTGCATGAAGATTTTTCGTGGGAATATAGACCAGATCCCTATGATGGTTATGATGACTCATCACATGCACATCCTGAGGTCAGATTCATATTCCGTGATCCTGTGCAGGAAACATTTTTTAGGATGAAGTTTGAATGATTAAGTTCAACACATGGCCTCCTCCGGAGTCTTGGACCGAAGTAGTTGTTACCTGGAAGACCATGTTGGCCAATGCCGACTATAATCCAAATCTTATCTTGGATTGGATAGAAAAAACTCCCGGAGGACGATATCATTTGCATGGGTGGGAAGACTTCCAACGTTATCCGCGACATGGAATTGAGATTGGTGGTGTTGATGGTTTTGCTTTTAGATTTGAAAATGAGAAAGATGCTGTGTTGTTCAAATTGCGTTGGGGAATTTCGTGAATTATTACTACGAACTAGACGAACGCACACAAAAAGCCAACCTGGAACAGTGGCACCTATGGTGCATGCCCAACTGCTCACCTGCCGAAGGTGGCAGGATGTGTTTTAAAACACACGATGACTTCATGTCCAACAGTCGCAGGGTTTGGTTGGAAAATGCCAATGGAGTTTACTTGGTCAAACCGCACTGGGGTATATACAGAGGTCGTGTGGATGATCGTGAGTTTACCATGATCAAACTGCGTGCTCGAACTATCAAATGGTGGGAAGATGAATCTCAAAGTTAAAAAAATTATTGTACTAGGTGGAGGAACTGCTGGCTGGCTCAGTGCTGGATTTCTTAGTAGCCAACTTCCTGGCATAGAAGTGGTAGTTATTGCCAGCGATCGAGAACCCATCATTGGTGTAGGAGAGTCCACGGTTCCACAGTTCCGAAGTCACATGGAAAAAATGGGTGTCTCGGAAGATGCCTGGATGCGTGCCAGTGGAAGCAGTTTTAAATATGGTGTTCAGTTCAATAATTGGCGCACTGGTTCAGACACTCGCTGGCACGGCTTTGGTGATTTTGTCACAGAAAAAATTCTTAAACGCAGTATCAACGAATATGGCAAGCGACGCAGTGTGGCCAAGGATGATTCTGTGCTTGTAGCTGACTACTGGATTGAAATGCTCAAATCTGGTATGATTTCGGAAGACGAATACTACAAATATGCTTCGGACTCTTATTGGTTGATCAACAATAACCGTGCTCATAGAGATTTAAGTGGACATCAATACATGAGTCGCGTGCCAGGATATTCCTATCACATGAATGCCTGGAAAGTAGGGCAGGCCATAAAAGATCTTGTGGCCATGCCCAACGGGGTCAAATACATTGAAGGGCATATCGCCGAAGTCAAGTTCAATGACAACGAAGAAGTGGTTGGATTGATTGACAGCAGTGGACAAACACACACGGCAGACTTATACATAGATTGCACTGGTTTCAAAAGACTGTTGATCGGTCCTACTACAAAATGGATATCTTTAAAAGATCGGTTGCCGTGTGATAGGGTCATCGGTGGTCGCGTTTACTACGACAACGATCAAGAAAAATTTTGTTTTCCCTACACCCGAGCCACTGCTTTAAAATACGGCTGGAGTTGGTGCATAGCCTTGAGGGATGACATGGGATCTGGCTATGTGTATGATTCCAGGTTTGTGACAGATGAACAGGCCGAAGAAGAATTTAGAGAACATTGGGCCAAGCAAGGCAAAGAGGTTGATATCAAAGTCCGTCTAAAAATCAACAACGGCATCATGGACAAGTCAGCCCACAGAAATGTTGTAGCCTGTGGACTAGCAGCCAATTTTCTTGAACCCCTGGAAGCCACGTCTATAAGTTTCACAACACTTATAAATGAACTGGTGGTAGCTGTGTTGAAAAAACACGACTATCATTGGGACTACAGACATGTAGAAGTAATCAGCAGACTCATGCATAGAGAAATAAAATACACTGGTGATTTTTTGTATGCACACTATTCGCTTACACAAAGGACTGACACAGAATTTTGGAAATCTGTGGGTAAAAATCGCCAAGATGCCATAGACATGTGTCATGGTTGGTTTGGTCTACACCACAGTGATATCTATCGCAGAGAAAAAGATTTTGATCATACTAGATACAACAAGTATGATTGGGCGCAGATGATCACTAGTATGCGTATATTTGCAGATTGCCCTACACGCAAGATCGATCCTGACCTTTTGCCCAGGGCAAAAATGTTTTACGATTACAATGATCAAATGAGCAAAGATGTGTTGCGCTTAGTGCCCACTCACTGGCAACTGTTGCAACACATAAATCGATGACAAAAAACGATCCTATCAAATGGTGACCGGGTGAGTAAAGACGAATACTATGCCAACACGGCCGCAAGACTGGACACTATCATAGGTGGTGATACCAGCCATTATCAAAGATTGATCCGAGTCAAAGCCGAATACGATGACCTGGCTAAAGCAGTGCCAGTAGGGCAGGGATTCCTGACCTTTTATGACTATGTGAAAGAATACTACGGAGTCAAACTCATGTTCGAAGGCGATGATTTAAAACTGGCCTACACTGTGATAGACGACAAAAAGTACACTGTGTTTCTGTTGAAGTTCAATAAATGATCAACTGGGCTTACATTGTGGCTAGATTGGTTGGCGCCATTGGATCATGGATAGAAGCCAGCAACTTACGCAATCGTTGTTTCAAAATGGCCGAGGAAGCAGAAATCATGATGACGGCCTTGGAGGACATAGAACGCATGAGTAGCGAACCCAGGATCAAACAGTATGCTCGCAGAGCCATAGACACCGTGCGAGGATTGCCATGAAAGTAACTATCAAACCTGGCCTTATTATATTCCATGATCCCAAGGATTGGGAACCTATACAACATCGTCTTGGAGTTAACCATGGAACACGTGTGTTGATCAGTTATGTCTGCAAGCGAGAGTTAGGATTCACTGTGCGCAGGCACAAGGCCTGGGTGCCCTGGAGTGAAAAATACAGCGATGACGAAAATGAGTTTCTTTCCAGCATTGGTCGAGATTTGTCTGGTCGTTACACCCATCAGATGGAAATACACCTGGATTTCTACGATCAAGTCCAACAGACGTGGTTTGTGCTAAAATACCTTAACAATGCCCAGGTTGACCAATAAATCCGTTTTTGCTATAATATTATATACAGTCAGATAATAGGAGCAGTATGAGCACAGCCAGCACTACACAGAACAAAAAAGAGTCCGACAAGTTCAAGGATCTGATTGGCCCTATGGATCCCAAACTGGATCGTGAGGTGCGTGAAAAGCTGATCACAGCCCGTGTGGGCCTGTTGCTCCGTGCCAGCTTCTTTGGTAATCTTGCAACACGCCTTAAGTTGGTAAACGCTGACGAATGGTGCAGTACCGCAGCCACAGATGGTCGTCATTTCTATTACAATAGCCGATTCATTGACATGCTCCGACCCAAAGAGATTGAGTTCTTGTTTGGGCATGAGGTCTTGCATTGTGTGTACGATCACTTTGGTCGCAGAGGTGATCGTGATCCCATGTTGTTCAACGTGGCCAATGATTATGCTGTCAACGGCGACTTGAAAAAACATCGTGTGGGCGAGTTCATTACTTCAGTACCATGCTTGTATGATTCAAAATATGAAGGCAAGAGTTCAGAAGAGATCTACGATGATCTCTACGAAAACGCTGAAAAGATCAACCTGTCAGATCTCGTAGACAAACTCTTGGACGATCACCTGGATGGCGAAGGCGACAGCGATAGTGATGACGATGGTGACGAAAAAGATGGCAAAGGTAAAAAGCCCAAACTTAGTGCAGAAGAGCGCCAAAAGATCAAGGACGAGATCAAAGAAGCAGTCCTATCAGCGGCCGCGGCATCGGATGGCGCCGGTAACTTGCCTGCAGGTGTCAAGCGTCTTATCCAAGACATGACTGCACCCAAGATGAACTGGCGTGAACTGCTTCGCATGCAGTTGGAAAGTACCATCAAGTCAGACTTTACCTGGATGCGTGCCAGCCGACGTGGCTGGCACATGGACGCTGTCATGCCCGGTATGAAGAATGACGAGCTGATCGATATTGCCATAGGTATTGATGCATCGGGTAGCATTGACGAGCGCATGCTTCGAGACTTCTTGGCAGAAACCCAGGGCATCATGGACCAGTTCCAGAGCTACAAGATCCATATCTTTACCTTTGATACACGAGTGTATAATCCAGCACAATATAACAGTGATAACCTGGACACCATCTGCGATTATGAAGTCAAGGGTGGCGGTGGCACAGACTTTGATGCTATCTACAACTATTTGAAAGAAGAACAGATCGAGCCCAAGCGCCTGGTTGTGTTCACAGACGGTTACCCATTTGGAAGTTGGGGTGATGAAAACTATGCTGACACGGTATGGATCATACACGGTAATACTACCGTGGTTCCACCCTGGGGTCAGTATGCTTACTATGAAAAGGAAACAGCACATGCTTGAACGTTTTAGACATTGGTATTTGGCCAACGCAGTAGAAATAACCTGGTTCATCATTGGAGCCATGATCATGAGTGGCCTGATCTACTTTGGTCAGGAGCAGTACGTAAATGCGGTACTTTGCTGGTTCGTGGCTGCGGCCAACTACTGGTTCCGCAACAAATAAGCCCGTCAGTTTAACCAAAACACCCCAGAATGGGGTGTTTTTTTACGGCAAAAATAAAGTCGTGTGTGATCTCAATCGTAAATATCTGCATGGACAATACACAAATCACAATCGCAGATCTCGATATGATCAAAAACATCATTGACTTGGCCAGCACACGTGGCGCTTTCCGTGCCGCTGAAATGAAACAAGTAGGCGAAGTATATGACAAGCTCACGGCATTTCTTGCCGCAGTAGTAGCACAGGCCCAGGCTCAAGAACCTCAAGATCAAGAACCAGCCAATACCAGCGAATCCAAAGGAGAATAACATGGCATTTATGAAACACGTAGGCAAACACGGAGATCGCAAGATCTGCATCCTGTTCCGTCAGGTACCAGGAGAAGATCACATGGCCTTGGTCATATATCCAGAAACCCTACCCGCTCACTGGCAACAGGCTGTTCAGACTGTGGTCGAAAGCGAGATAGCACAACAGGCCGAAGAGTTGGCCGATGCCTTGCATCGCAATTTCTTGCCCGATGGTCGCCCCATACTTGAAACTCTACATCAAGAGCGCATGATCAAGAAAGTACGCACCAGTGACATCATTGTTACTCCCACAGCACAGAGTAAAATTCGCTTGGATGAACTCAACAAAATGCTCAACGAAATGAAGCTGGGCGAAGCAGCCATCAAGAAAATGGCCGACAACGATGCCAGTCGTGGCATGGTTGCTCCAGAAGTGAAAAGAAAAGCCGAAGCCGAATACAAGGCCAGCCAGGCACAACCCACACAGGCCGCACCCAAATTCCAAGCACCGCAGGATGGCGCACTCAGCGATCGCGACATAGCCGCCAACATGGTGTTCCAGGCCAAGAAGATGGAAATTGAAGCCAAGCAAATGATCGCCGAAGCTGCCCGCATGAAGAAAGATGCACAACGCATGGATCCCAATGTGGTGGCCAAAGAAGCTACTGCTCCTGTTGCTAAAGCTGATACCAGCAAGCGCGGCCGTCCCTCCAAGACCAAGGCGGTGGCGGATGCAACCCAATGATGATTTTATCACACAATGGGAACACATAATTGCAGATGTGAACAAAACAGATGTTCCTCTTGAATGCATCAAAAAGGTTGTTATAAAACTAGCAGGCGGTCGGCAAAAAACCATAAATTTACATTCTCTGTTGCGGCAAGGTCTGCAACTGGAGGAGATCGAAACCATGCTCACAAGATATTTTCAAGAGCATGATCACGAAATCCGTGATGTAGACTTTGTGGTGGATATTTCGGCTGTGGCTGATCTCGTGCAACCTGAAACCGACAAACTGCTGGGCAACCTCTAGACCGACATCTCTTGCAGATGGCAATGTTTTCTGCTATAATATAAAACACGCAAGGAGAATTTATGTTAGTGTTACCAGACCATATAGTAGGCAAACCGGTGGGATTTACCTGTAGCACATTTGATTTACTACATGCCGGTCATATCCTGATGCTGGCCGAAGCCAAAAGCATCTGTGATTATCTCATAGTGGGAGTGCAGAGTGATCCAACCATAGATCGGCCTGATGTCAAAAACAAACCTGTGCAAAGCATCGTTGAACGTTATGTGCAACTCAGTGCTGTAAAATTCATTGACGAAATTATTGTTTATGACACCGAAAAAGATCTAGAAGATCTACTGATGTTCTTGCCTATAACTATACGCATCATTGGTGAAGAATATCGAGACAAGACATTCACTGGCAAGAATATCTGTGAGGATCGTGGCGTAAAGATATTCTACAACAGCCGTACACATAGATTCAGCTCTAGTGAACTGCGTCAAAGAACCTACCAGAGCGAACTCAGCAAGAAAAAATAAGTGGTCAAGATTGACTTCCACTCCTTTGGCATGGGCGATGTCGAAGATCCCGAACTGTATGCGGCCTTGCCCTTGGGCGAATTCATGGAAACAGAAAAAGGTCAATGGATCCGAGCCAACTGTCGAGATCCACAGTATATCATACGTGCAGATCCACACTCATATGGTACTAGAGTGATCGTTTATGGTGAAGTTGAAGAACCTGCAGCCACCGAATACTTTTTAAAATGGGCATGATATGAAAATACTAGTAACCGGAGGTCTGGGATTCATAGGACACAATGTGGTGTCGCGTCTGGAAGCACAAGGACATGATGTTGTTATAGCAGATACACAAAGCACATACAACATAGTGCCCGAGTCTGAAATAGCCTACTTGATGGCAGAGCGCCGAGAAAAAATACGCACAGACCGGATCTACAGCATAGACATGGTGGATCGTGCTGGTATCCACTGGCTGATTCGTCAGCATAGACCCGATACTGTCGTGCACCTGGCCAGCTTTCCCAGACAAAAAGTGGTCAATGCCGATGCACCAACTGGCAGCCGAGTCATGAGCGAAGGTCTACTGAACCTGCTGGAGGCCGCAGTGGCCAACTCGGTGGGCAGATTTGTGTATGCCAGCAGCAGCATGATCTACGGTGACTTCCACGGCACAGGTCCCAACGGCATAGATGAATCTCATGCGTGCCGGCCCTTGGGTCAGTATGGCATCATGAAGCTGGCCGGAGAGTGGTTGGTCAGAGACTACACAGTACGCACCGGAATGGCACATACCATTGTACGGCCCAGTGCAGTGTATGGACCCTTGGATGTGGAGGATCGTGTGATCAGCCAGTTTCTTATCCGGGCCATGCGCGGTCAAGAAATACAGGTGCGCGGTGCCGATGAACTATTAGATTTTACCTATGTGGGCGACACTGCCGATGGAATTGTGGCCGCCGCACAGAGCCCCAACGCCGAAAATAAAACCTACAATATCACACGTGGCCATAGCAGGACCTTGCTGGAAGCAGCACAGATAGCAGTAAACTTGGCACAACGTGGCACCATACGGATCCTGGATCCTGATGCGGCTTTTCCCAGCCGAGGTCAGTTAAATATCTCAGCGGCACAACGAGATTTTAATTTTGAACCAGGTGTAGACATAGAACAAGGATTCAGAGTCTATTACACCTGGTTAAGTCAGTCTAATTACTTTGGTATAAAATGATAAATTCTAACTTTGGTTTTACTTCCTTAAAAGAAATTTGGTTGGGTGACTGTTACCCAGAGTCATACTATGATCATTTACCAAATGAAATTGCTGATCCTTTCAGACAAATAACGCAGTGGACCAAAGAAGATACTGGCCGTTTGCAGAGATTTTTAGAAAGTTATGGCATTACTGTACGGAGACCTCAATTCACAAAAATAGAAAACTATCTTGACAGTCGCGATAATTTGGTTAAACCACCTATTACACCTAGAGATCATTACTTGGTGCTAGGAAACACCTTATATTCATTACACAATCAACTTAAAAATGATCCTTGGCTACACTGGTTAGAATACTATCGCACGCAGAAATACGACGTACAAGAACCCAAAGATCAACCAATTAACTGTGTATGCCCACCATCTGTGGTTCGCATAGGAAGAGATCTATTCATTGATAAAGGAGCACACGAACACATGTGGGGATTTGTCTGTCAATGGATGGTAGGAGCAGCAAATGAATATCGAGTAAACATTTGTGACACAACTGGACACAGCGATAGTGTGTTTTGTCCAGTAATGCCAGGAGTAATTGTGACCTCACATTACAAAACTGATTATTCTCAAAGTTTCCCTGACTGGGAAATTTTTCATCTACCAAAGAATCTACACAATTTTAACAATCCAAAAGACTGGTCGACATATGACAGCAAAATAGATTCAAATAAAGCATTTTCGGATCATATAATAAAAAATGCCAGTAATTGGGTTGGCACGTTCAGTGAAACAGTAGCTGAAGTTAATATGTTGGTAATCGATGAAAAAAATATTGTTGCTATGAAAGATTATCCTCCGTTGACAGAATGGCTTTATCAACGTGGTATTACCGTACATTTTTTTGATTTTAAAACGAGAAGTTTCTGGGATGGAGGCTGGCACTGTCTTACTTTAGACATTCACAGGCAAGATCACAAACTTGATTTGTTTCCCGATCGAGGCGATAACGGTGTATATTGGAGATTGAAGTGACCGGATCATTGACTATTTCATTTACTGGTCTAAAAAAACAGTATAACAACTTACGCACTGAAATCTTAGATGTCACTGATATAGTGTTGCGTAGCGGTCATCTTATGGACGGCAACCATACCGCTGAGTTTGAAAGCTGGTTGGCCAAGAAAAATGGTGTCAAGTATGCGGCCACCTGTCATAGTGGTACACATGCTTTAGAAATCATTGCCGAATACTATGCGTCGCAAAAGTTTTGGCCCAATCCTCCTAGAGTGCTGGTTCCGGCCATGACCTATCCAGCCACAATCAATGCTTTCATGCGTGTGGGCTGGGACGTGGTCATAGTTGACACTGACTACCACGGCATCTTGGATCTGCGCAAGATAGATCGTGCTATGAGTGTACAGGCCATAGTAGCAGTAGGCCTGTATGGGCATGCGCTGAACAAACATGAGTGGCTCAACAACAATGCTGCCGTGATTATTGAAGATGCCGCACAACATTGGCTTAGTTATGGTTGTAGAAGAATTGCAAATGCTGCTGCTATAAGTTTTGATCCCATGAAGAACTTGAACAACTACGGCAACGGTGGCGCCATTGTCACAGACGATGTAAACCTGTTAGAGTATGCCCGTAGTTCTCGTAACAATGGCAAACCCACACACATAGACACCGGATCAAACAGCCGTATGAGCGAGGTTGATTGTGCGCAGATGTTGGTCAAGACCGGTCACATTGACACCTGGCAGGCTCGTAGAGCCAAGATCAGTGCTTACTGGATGCAACGTCTCAAAGGCACTGCGGTACGTAGTTTGATAGATGAAGGCAATTATCAACATCATGCCTATCACAAGTTTGTGATCGAAGTTGGTAATCGTGATATACTACAACGTAATTTGGCCTTGCATGGCATTGAAACACGCATACACTATCGTGAACCCTTGCACGAGCTACCAGCCTATCAGCACTTGCCAGGACCCGACGTACTAAGTGCGGCATCGGCCATGGCACGTAGAGTGCTGACCTTGCCCTTGTACCCTGAACTGACTGATTTAGAAGTTGAATATATTGTGGATCAAGTGTTGGATAACATCTAATCTGCCACAAGATTTCTTTTCAACAAAGCATACGAAGCCAACCAGGCCCAGTCGTAGCTCTTGCGCAGTTCTACTATATCTCCGTTGACCGCATCGTAGTATTCCACAGCGTCTTGGGCACCTTTCATGCTCCAGGTCCCATCGGAGTCATCCGATTCGAGCCAACGATAAAGTCTAAACTCACTTTCAACATCGATGTTGCCTTTTAACTTCAAGCATTCGCGAAAAGCAGTGCGCCAGGCCATCCAAGGTGTATGGGCATATTCAGCAGTACCAGACAGTATGGGCACAACTTCGTGAGCACTATCTAGTGTAAAGTCTAGACCTTGACCGGCATTGTCCAACACTAATTTTTTATTGTATGCAATCATAGCCTGATGCCCATAAGTCAATCCTGTGATGGAATTGTGCGCATGGAATATATAGTGCTTGGGCTTCTGCAATCTGTCAGGTTGCCATGACCAATCAAAGTCCGGATTCACACGCAGTTTGGCAAATACAGCAAAGAACCAAGGGGTGGTGCTGAGTCGGGCCGCGGCATGATAAGCTGCCACACGTCCAATGACGCCTCGGCTGACCACCACACGATTGTCTCGACTGGCTGTTGCTGAGGATAGGGCACGTAGGTTATCTAGGGCGTTGGGCTCACCGTTTTCAATGAACACGATATCCAAAGGCTCTTCACTACCATGACGCCAGGTCTTGTCAATGTGGGGATAATCATATACTTGCTGATGCATGTAATTTTTTGTTTCCCTTGGTACTATCACAACACTGGCCCCAGGTGTTAGTGGAACCACAGTCTTGGTCTGTTCTCGCCACAGGCTGACCGTAGGCTCAAAGCCTGTGGCTCCACCGGTGCTGAACATGACCAATGGAGTCCTAAACTCGTGCTCACGTATGGCTACCACATGTGTGTCATGCTCATGTTCTACCACGGGCACGGGCCATCTCGGCACACTTATATCCTCAACAAAATGCAAGGTATCAAACCATTCCAGCAGTTTTATGTTTTTGCTTTTTTCTAAAAAACTAGGCACATGCACATAGAATGTGTCTCCAAACTTTTGTGTGCCACTTGCAAACACATGTAACATGTCGGTCTGCCACTCATTGGGATGCCAGGTAAAGTCAAACATGGTGTAGTCACAAACACTGCTGACTACCCAAACATATTCATGATCAACTTTGGCCAACACTCTGCGCAGGGTACCTAGATAGTCGCTGATGTATCTGGTGCTCATCTCACAAGGCACTGTGATGCCGGTTCCGTGATCGATACCTATGACAGGTACAGAACTTTTTCTTGGCAACACCACATGTTTGCGATTGACCTCTGCACCACCCAATTTTGGTACAAGATACGTGCCGCCGTTGTCTTGATGTTGGCTGGGCCAAGCATGTGTCTGATCAGCTTCCCAGGGCACCGGTTCCCAAAGAAAATCATGTGTGCTATAGTCAGTTAAATAGTTCGTCCACCAAAAATACCTTGTTCTCGAAAGTTGCCGTGCATGTTCAACAGATTCCGCTGCCTGTTCATGGGCAAATAGATTTGGTTTTGTTCCAGAATAAAAAACGTCAAACATGATTAGAATAGATGAAATATATAATAACACATTTTGGCCATGGTTGCAACAGAATCGGCCAGGTACAAGATTGTTTTTCTGTGATCCATTTGGTCATACTGATCCAGAACATCTATTTAATCTAAGCAATCCAACAGCCAAAGAAACCAACTATGTGTTCATGCATGATCAAGAACCGGCGGATGCTGGCCTATTTGATGCTTTGTTCCAAGATGTTCTAAGAAGAAATACCGATGTATGGTGGCCCAACAAACCCAATCCTTTTGGACATGTTATAGTCAGCGAACAAGGTGAACAGGTTGAACAGTTGTGTGCAAAATATGAATGGACTGCTCATTATTATTTTTATCATGGCTGGGCTTGTTTGGATTGGTTTCGAGGGTACGATCGAACATTTTTAATTCCTCGGGCTCAAGATCGGTGTCCTACAAAAACTTTTATGAGTCCTAACAGGATTGTAGGGGGGCAACGTGATCACAGGGTGTTGTTTCTTTATCACGTATTCAAACAAGGACTACAAAATAATCATATATCAGCACCAAGAATATGCCAATTTGAACATGTGGATATCAGTAGTATAGCACTAAAGTATACCAACGTATACCAGGATATAACCGAAGTATTCGGTGCAGCCGAGTTGCCAAGATTATTTGCCGGGGAAGATACCCAGGAAATGCATAGTTATCAACTAGGTAACTTTGTAGAATCTGCGGATAGCTTGGTATATGTGCCCACAGAAACCGTATACTTTGGTCGCAGAACTCACCTCACAGAAAAAACATTCAAGGCCATAGTTCTAGAAATGCCATTTGTGTTAGTGGCACCTGCTCACAGCCTTGAATACCTGCGCAAGTATGGATTCCGAACATTTGATTCGGTGTTTGATGAAAGTTATGATTTGGAAACCAATGATATTCGCAGAATAGAACGTGTAACACAATTATTAAAAGATCTAGACAATCTAAGCATGCATGAACGCCAACAAATCCACCAAGCATGTTTACCCATTGTCCAACACAATTACAATCATTTTTATGGTGGTGACTTTGCGAATATACTTTGGAAAGAAATGACTAGCATGCTCAGGGGGTTATGTGTTTAAATTTGTATTTGATAAGCGTAACCATGACAGACCCTATCCAAATCTAGCACCCATGATGGACAACCCACACCAAAGTTATCATGGCATGGGCGACGAACATCCTTTTATAGTTCCGTGCCGGCTCTTGTATTATGCTAAAGACCACGGATATCCTTGCCAAATTTCTTATTTGGATGAACCCATACCCGATCAGGCCTGGTACCCGGTGGGGCTGGGATTTTTCCATTTTGAAATAGATTACTTTGGCATGATGTCAGAACATGTAAAAGATCTTTTGCGTTCACGAGCCTTGCGAGCATTGTTTTATTATCATGAAGGGGACAGCCCATATCACGAAAAATCCAGACTGGATCAACTTTGTCGCCAACATAATTTACCAATGGATTGTTATAAATTTGTCAGTGGTAATACTGCTGCTGATCAAATTCCAGGTTTCTGTTGGTTTCCAGACCATGAACTGTTCTATTGGCGTAACAGTGTCAAATGGAATGATCGCAGCATGCCCGGCGTCAGTTATCATAACAGGCCCAGGACTCGAAGATATACTGCACTCAATCGTATACACAAGTGGTGGAGAGCCACCATTATGACCGAGCTAAAGCAACAAGGTATCCTGGACAACAGCCACTGGAGTTACAACAACATAGATCAAAATGATCAATGGCATGACAATCCCATTGAATTGTGGAGATTTGATAATTTGGAACAACGTCTTAAAGATTTTGTAGATCAAAGTCCATACACCTGTGACCATTTAGATTCCGTTGGACACAACAGCCATTGGTTGTTTGTGCCCGAACACTTTGACGATTCATATTGTAATTTGGTATTGGAAACCTTGTATGATGCCGAACAAAGCGGTGGCGCCTTTATAACTGAAAAAATATTCAAACCCATTAGACACGCACAACCATTTGTGGTATTTGGCACTGCGAATACCCTGGTGACCTTGCGCAATCTTGGGTATCAAACATTTGATACTCTATTAGATAATTCTTATGACAGCGAAATCAATAATACTACTCGTTTTATAAAAACCTTAAATACAATCAAACAGATGAATCAGACCAGTTTACATGAATTTTATGTCAGTTGTAAAGATCAACTGTTACACAACCAAGAATTATTTTTAGCATCAAAATATCCAAGATTACAAATGCTTGCCCAAAAACTCAATCATGATTAACAGCTACACCTCCTGGCAACCACTTGAAGCAGTCATAGTTGGACGTGCTTATAGTCCTGATTATTTTGATTTTTTGGAGAACACACAGGTCAGGAATCAATTACAGCAAATCCTGGCAGAGACTGCCGAGGATTTAGATAACTTGCAACACATCATAGAACAGTATGGAGCCAAAGTTTATAGACCTGATTTGCCCGATAAACAAGATTTTATAATAAATCAAATCAATAATCAAGTTCCCTTGCCACCGCTGACTCCACGAGATTGGCAAATAACACTGGGCCAAAAACTTTTGAGAATCATTGCTCACCATGGACTGAATAATATCTGCAATAATTTTCCTGATCAAATAATAAATCCTCACTATCAACCCAAGAATCGTTATCACTGGGATCCCAATTGCATACTCAATGGTGCATCAGCCAGTTGCATTGTGCGTGTAGGGCGAGACATATTCTTTGACAATTCAGACATGTTACGACCAGAACAAAGTCGCTGGATAGTTGACAATGTTTTGGGACCAGAATATCGCATACACGAAGCTGTTACTGATGGACATGGCGATGCTGTGTTTGCCATATTGAAACCAGGTGTGATACTTTCTAGCAAACACGATCAAAATCTAAATTTTGAAAAAGATTTTCCAGGCTGGCAAGTGCTACGTGTCATGGACTCCAGCATAGATGCAGCCATGACCGCAGGCAAGTTTCGTCATGAAAATGGTCCGCAGGCTTGGTATGTTCAAGGGCAAACACCTACACCAGAGTTTACTGAGTACGTTGACACTTACTTGAACGAATGGACCGGCTTTGTGGCCGAAACAGTGTTTGATGTCAACTGCTTGGTCCTGGATGAAGAGAATGTGATATTTGGTGCCTACAACAAGAATGTTTTTGATTTCTGCGAGAAAAACAGAATCAATCCTATCATTTCAGAACTGCGCCACAGCTATTTTTGGGATGGTGGCATCAGTTGTTGCACTCAGGATCTCAGACGTCGCGGCGGTCTTGAGACTTATCTATAATAAATCAAAACGTTCAAGAGTATATGAAACAAAATAATCATTTTGAGTTTGTACAAAGTCTATATATCTATCAAACTGTGTGTTGATGTCCATGGGTAAAAATTTTTCTGTATTCAGCACTATTGCATGACACCAGGACAACCAGGCCAAGTTGGTGCAGTCTCCTAGTATACGTTGGCCACAACAGGTTTTTTTGAAATTTTCAATGGCAACAAGAGTTTTGTGATCATTGGGATGATAATCCACCTTGCAATTGTCAAGTAAAAAATATAATTTTTGTACAAAATCTTCTGGACTGGTCACCAACAGATCCGCGTTTAACACCATGGGTTTGATATATTCATTTAAAAACTCATCGCTGTTGATCCTCCATTTGGCATCATTGCTAAGGTCAAAAAATTGATCAACCCTGTCTCGATTTTTCCACAGTGATTTCCAAAGTTTTTCATAGCCATTGCAAAAGGCAACAAACTGTGAACGCCTGCTGCAAAAACAACCCAAAAAAGTTCTGTTCTGGCCAAACTCAAAAGTGTGCCTGGTGATTATTGATTCACCGTGTGGGTATTGATCTGAGTTGTGATAATTTAAATCGGGTTTTTCTAAATTAAATTTGGCAGTTTGCAAAGAATATATCAAGTTTGCAAGCCAGTTAGCACCTTGCCCCTGTGGACAGGTTATCACATACATGGTCAGCAGGATACTTTACAAAAATCACAACCATATATCTCTAGCGGCACATCAGACAATTCTGCTCCAAATGTGTAACTATCTCCAATGGTTAATATGGTCATGATCGTATTTATTTTACAATTAACAGTGTCTAAGAAAAAACTTGAAACATGCTTGTAAATTAAAATATCAAAGATGGCCAGAGTTGCGCAAAGGTATGTTTTTGTTTTAGGATAGTTTCTTGCTTCAGATGAAATTCGGCTGGAGTTACGGTACTTGGCGATTCTGTATAGTCCAGTCTTTGTTGATATTGTTTCAGTGTGTCTAGGCTTAGATTATGGTAACCGCTCCATTTATCAATCACAGTAGCAATTTCTTGTTGAGCCAGTTTCCGCAAATGCAATGGCAGACGTTTGACATCTAGTTCGTAAGGATTAGTGAGTTCGCACCAAAATATATCCAGGTCATTTTGTTCACAGAATTCATAGTATTCAACCAAATCAAATGCACAGTAAATTGAATAAGCCGGATGAGCAACAGGCCTGATGCCATGTGACTTGACCAAATCAATGTTGTGCAAAAACAGCGACCAGTCACAGCCGGCACGAACATATTCAAATTTGTCACGTTGCACGTTGTCGAAACTGATCAGCCAACTGACATTGGGCCAATTTTTCAGTTCTTGATAAACAGGATTTCGAGATAAATCCACAGCCAAATTGGTTGTAATCATAACATTCACTTGTTGTGGATCAAGTTGTTGCAAAAACTCTGGCAGGCTTTTTTGCAACAAAGGTTCACCGCCTCCTAGGCTGATACCTTTAAGGGTATCTTTGTGTTCCTGTGCTAGTTCGATTAGATGAACATGATCATTTTTGATTATCTGTATTGGCTTGTTCAATGCAGCCTGCCAGGCTGTGCTGGTTTGAGGATTACAATAGGTGCAAGTTAAATTGCACAAACTACTCCAATTCACAGTAAGATCCGTTAGTTGGAAATAATTGATGTCACGGTCAATGCTATCTGCAACTTGGTCACCCATGGTCATCATCATCCTGGCACTTGAGCCAGTCTGAGCTTCATTTGTTTTGCAGTTGGTACACAATGGGTGCCATTGACCTGCTGCTATGGTTTCTTTGAGACCGAGATGTTCTGGACCATTGATAATTTCTTGTATTGTTTTTTGATTCACGTTGCCCAGTTTTAGATCATCTACATGACTGTTAAGACAAGGCAACACACGACCAGATTGATCAATGTTCAATGAGGTCCACGGACATGGGCAAAATGTTGGGCTTTGAGATATCAGCATGGTCTAAGACAGCACTTTGATTTTGTAGAGTTTTTCAAATCTATCAGCGTCAGCACGATCGTTGACCATGGGTTCGCCGCGTATGTTCAAACTGGTGTTCAACAACATAGGGCAACCTGTGGCCGTATACCAGGCCTCTAAGAGCGATCTAATGCCTGAGCCGTCAGCCTCAACAGTCTGTACTCGGCTAGTGTCGTCCACATGACAGATAGCAGGGTATAAGTCAGGACTGCGACAAGTTGCGACTGACTGCATATAAGGACTACAACTCCAACCCCGGGGCATATCAAAAAGTTCATGCACATGCTCTGCCAGGATAACCGGTGCAAACGGTCTAAACTTTTGCCTACGTTTGATCTCATTGACTTGGTCCTTTATATCTGATCCTCGGGGATCGGCAAGGAGACTTCGATTTCCAAGGGCTCGAGGTCCAAATTCTGCTCGACCACTAGCGACACCGACGATTCTATCACTTTGTAAATGATCAACGAGGGCGCGAACAGGATATTCTCCTGGGATTTCATGGCCAAGGTACGCATCTGTCCAGCGTAGACGTCTTCCGTGGGCCAATGCGGCAGCACCAAGGCTGTTGCCAGCATCGCCAGGGCAAGGCATGATCCAAATGTTTTCAAAATATTCACCGAGTTTTCTATTTGCAAGACAGTTCAAAGCCACGCCGCCCTGATAGACTAGATTTGAGCTCCAGTCTAACTCCCGGGCACGACGCATAACACTATATATCAGTTCTTCTGCTAAAACTTGTGCAGATGCCGCAATATCTTCATTGTGGGCCAACCACAGCCACGCAGGATCAATGCCCACATGCAGGTTATCTTCCAGCAGGGTACGACACTCTTCCACATATAGCGGCTGACCATAGGCACTCATGCCCATGGTAATGTATTCTTCGTCTAGCGGGTGTAGGCCAATGCGCTGAGTAACGGCACTATAAAACAGCCCAATGCTCCGGGGATAAGTTTGGCTCCAAAGTTTCTTATACCTTGCTTGACCTTGCGGATCATATTTTGCTCCCCAGATTGAAATGGTATCAAACTCACCTATGGCATCTATGACCACACAGGTGGCACGATCATAGGCACTGGTTTGAAAACCTGCTGCCGCATGGCACAGGTGATGACTGTAAGTTTTTATTTGTCTGGGCGGATGTTGCAACCAGTCTCCCAGTTGATTTCGTAGCACTTGATTGACAGTGATGTTTGACCAATCTATGCCCTGACCACTCACAAAATTACGTGCTTGTTTTAACCAAGGGCGCTCGTAATAAGCAATGGTATCTATAGGGTATTCGCAGAACTCATTTAACATGCTGAAATGAATATCAGCATCGTTTTTGTTTTTTGAATATCGTTCGCTATGACCAGCAAACACAATTTCACCGTCGCTGCGTAACAGCGTGGCGGCCGCATCATGAAATCCGGCACTGAGTCCCAGTATATACTGATGCTTCATTTATAGATAAAAGGATCCCGCTTGCGAAGTTCTTTCAACTTTTTACGATATCTTATTTCCAATTTGACGCGATTGATTATGTTTTTTATCCAAGACATTTGATTTGTTTCTCCATGTAGTCAGGGTCACTCCAAGTGTATTCATACCCGGCACTGGCCGAGCTGGTGCGTACGGCATGAACATCAAGGTGTGTATTTAATTGGTTCCAGATCTGTCGGTAATCTTCTGTGCCAAAGCTGCGGATCAAATCCACTTGGCCTACTTGTGGATGACCAATGGTAAGACTTTTATCTTCAGGATCAATGCTGTTGACTATTAACCATTCACGAAACTCCTTTAGCTGTTTGATCTGCCAGGGGAATGTGCCGGGATTATTGGCCCACTCTATGTCAAAGTCGCCGGCAGCTTCAGTTTGTGCTTTTAGACTAGACGTGGTCAATTCATCTATCCTGCTGTCACGTCCTTCGTCCTGGAACACTTCCCAGTGATGTTTGCCTACCGCTTTATTCACACCCACATACACTCCGCCTAGGCTACGGTTGATGGTTTCTACGCCAAACAGTTCGTAATCTTCTGAATCCAACACAAACCTTGGAGCTGATAGCCAGCACATGAGTTGGCTGGGTCTTTGCCATTCAGGTGCTGTGTTTTTTTTGCGCCACGATAACTGCCAGCTTTCAAATTCGTGACACAGTAGATTTAATTGTCTGATGTGCCAGCGTGTTGCATTGTCGGCACGCCAGTAATAATCACTGATGTGTCCGCTGCCACCTTGCAAGTCTTCAAAGTATCTGTGCAGTTGATTGAAATGATTGCGATTGATTCCGCCCTGATCATCCACACTGTTGGACATGTCAAAATGATCGTCGATGCGATATCCTATGCTTGACTGGTTGATAGCTTGTATGCTGAGATTTATTTGTTCCAATAGATAAGGGCCATTTCTAGGACCGTCGGCAAATCCAAAAAAACAATAGTTCTTTTCCAGGTGATAGTTTTGTGACAACAAATTATTCAATGCCAGCAACCATTTACGACTGAGACTGTTGTCATATACGTTGATATACACACGCAGTATGTCTTGTGCGTTACCCAAATCTACTTCAACAACATCAAGTAGCAATTGCTTGGTACCAGTCATATATGTCTTTATTGGATTGTAATATATTGGCCATGGTATAACTATCACCACGTATTTGTTCTAATTTTAACACACGACGCTTGCCTTTCGCAAGTTCCTCTTGACAAGTATCTGGCCATTGTTCTGCAAAAGTAGGGCGTGATTTTAATTTCAACAACACATCTTGTAGGGCACTATCTGGCAAGTTAGGTACCAGACTGTCTACAGTAGCATCTAGCAACTGTCTTGGCAGGGACAGGGGACTCATTATGATGTCAGGTGTGAAACTGAATACAACTTTGGCCAGGATGTCCACATCCAGATCGTTGGCTAGACGTTGTATATTCTCAACTTCAAACAAGCCAGGCAAGGTCAAGGTAAAATCAATGCGCATTTGTCTGCGATGACGAGCCTGTTTGAGCCCTTGTTCAAAATTTATCCTCCAGGCCCCATAGTCCAATCCGGTCCGGATGTATTCTCCTGTGGCGCCTGTTCCATCGAGGCTGGCGCAGATTTGCCAATCACGTAGATGTGCCAGCACATCACGATAAAGATTAACACCGCGGTAATCCACACGGCTAAGGTTAGTATTGTATCTTGCATAAACACCGGGTCCATCTCCTAGTTCAATTATCCTGCGCATATAGCGCCAGTGTTGTTCATACATGAGTGGTTCACCGCCTACCCAGTATACTTCTTCTACTCTGTGTTGTTCAACCGCTTCGGCAAACTCTGCTTCGATCTGCGTGTCTTGAAATTTGCTGATCTGTTCACGCACTTCGGGTCGCATCCAGTTGTTTTTGGAGTTGGTAAAATCAATCATGTTGTGTTGCCGCTGTTCAGTTTCCCAACTACTGCTCAACATGTCGCCACACATGCGGCATTTAAAATTACATAAATTGCTAAATCTATAATCCCAACTCACAGGACGTACTTTGGTGAAGCCATTTTCGTCAGTGGCACGCATACATTCTTCATACTTGTGGTCAAACAATCTATTGAAATAATCACGATACACATCTGTGTTCAACAGTTTTTTATTGCATACCTCACACTCGGGCAGAGTTTCTCCACGCATCATTCTCAATCGCACACTGCGCATGTGAGGGCTATTCCAATGTTCATCCAGACTCATTGGTTGGTAAACACCTGTGCCAGTTGCTGTATCTATGTACTGTTCAAAGTTTTGCGCAGGTTCACGGCTGGCACAACACATGCGCCGTTCGGTCTGTGGACTGAGATAGGTGTGTGTCCATGGTGCCATGCACAAGGTCTCAGACATTTGCAAACTCCAGTATTGGATATACTATTTCTTGGATAATTCGATTTTCTACTAATTCATAATTAAAAAAATGATTATGATTATGCTCAATTCTTTCTATTGTTGTGTTATCATATTTGTTAGGTACAGAATTAGCAACATTATTTTTTATAATTGTCAAGCGTTGTAGAGGATCTTCACACAAATCATAGCTTTCGTCGAACAGATTGTTAAATGTCGCAAATCCCAACAAATGTAGCCGTTGCAAAACTCCAACTTGGCCGTACACTACAAAAGGATGATAAAAAGCCAGTGGTTTAAATATTTTTTCAGTTAACTTTACAGTTGCTCCTGCAGTCAAATTGATTGAACTTTCAACTACTACACTAAAAAAAGTATCATCATACCAGGCTGGATTAAAATATCGTTGGAAATTACTTGAACGAATTTCTAAGTCGTGTGGCAAATCGTCGGGCAGGTATATACCATTTTCTACATAACTGTAAATCATATTCGGCAAATATGCCGATAGTGCATTGATTACTTGGTCTTTTTCGGGGCTACGCAATCGGATAGGCATAAATGCTAACTTTTTATATGTTTTCTTGGGGCGATAAGAATCATAGCCCAAATACTTGTACCACATACTTTCGTTGTACCAAAACCAATTTTTATTAATTAAAAATAAACTCTGATCGTCGAATGGCCGACAAAAATCCCATAAACAGTCATATACTATTCTAACTCCTTGATCACGCAATTGACAATGCCAAGTAGCATTATCAAACGGGTTAACTACACACAGACAAGTGTCAGGATTGTATGTATCATCAGGGTCGTAAAATACAACATTGAAATAACGACTAAAAAGTTCTTTAGTGTAATTGGCAAAAAACGACGACGGATAGCTCTTGTCAACGATTAAGGTAATTTTGTGCATAGACGATGAAGTAGAGTTTTCTTTGTTCATTTTTATCGTTATAAAAACTTAATGACCGGTTCAACAATCTCTTTGGACAGAGTTTCATAATCTAAGATTTCTGCTAATTCTGGTGCTACCGATTTTAAATCTTGTTGCCGACGTTGATCAAGTTTTCGTATTTCTTGTCGCATGCGAGATCCATCTGTGCTTACACCACGTCGCATGAAGTTTATTATATTGTCAAATTCTCGCTGTGTTCTGGCTGGCACCAGGGCCGATCCAAGATGTGCGGCGATTGCGATTTTTGACGATTCCGGCAGACTGCGTATGCTGAAATATTCTCGGTCATGCATGATATTCCAGTAGACAAAATCAAAATCTTGTTGATCAATCCACTCAGCAACCTGATCAAGATACAACACATTAAAAACATTCACGGTGCAACACACCTGCAGGCTCATGTTCAACAATCGCTCACGCATGGCACGAAATCGTTCAATGTTGTCACACACTTGACTCCATACAGCATTGGTGCGTTGATATTCGAATCTGGCGCCCACATCATCAATGCTGAATGCCACTTCCACATGTCGGAAGTATTGCCAAATCTCTTCGGCCTGCTCGGGATATTGGGTGCCGTTGGTGTTGTAATGTATTTCCACTTGATGGGCTATGCCTCGATCCACTATAGCTTGTAACATGTCAAAGTGTTCTTGGATCATGAATGGCTCGCCGCCGGTAAATTCAATATAACGAACTTCTCCTATGACTGAATCTAATTCGTTCCAAAATCTTTCACTGTTGCGTGGCCATGCCCCGTCTTTCAACATTTGATAATGGAAACTTGTTTTGCGATCCTTGTTGGGGCCTAGATTGGTCAACTCTTCAGTGGCAAATGTTGAGCTGGACCAGGAACCGCAGATCCTGCACTTGAGATTACAGATATTGCCCAGTTTGAGATCCAGGAACATCAAAGGTTTTGCATCTGCAGTCCAATGATCTGATATGCCCATGTGCTTGAGTCGATCCAAAGTGTGCATGCGTTTGCTGGTGCGTCCGGCCGATTCTTCCTGCCAGCATCTGCGACAGGTTTTGGGTTGTTGGCCATCTAAAAATTCCTGGCGCAATTGACGCATGTGATGGGAATTGCGTATGACATCAAAGCTGTGTGTGTCCAAGCGGCACTTGTTACCCGAATCATCTACGATTTCATCATCGGCCAGGCAACAAGGTCTTACAGTGCCAATGGGCGATGTTTCCAGGCTGACCCAAGGCAAAACACAGAACTGATCATGTGGTATATTCATGTTATCTGGTTACCATTGGTAGTGTTCTTGCTAGTACCCCTGCCGAAACTGGCTCTACAATTTTACAAATAGCATCCACTGTGGCGTCTGTAGGAATTGTGGCAGGTAAAGGTTGATTGTTGATTAAAATGTGTGCATGACACCAAGCAAGCCATAACAAACTATTAAAATTATTTAAATGTTTCGATGGATCCGGGCACGTAGACTTATAATATTCTATGCTAGAGTGACAGTAACTTCTATCACGAGTGTATTTAATACTGCATCTATCTAATACAGAAAATAAGCGATCAATGAATTGATCTGGATCTTCTATTAGTAATTTATAATCAAGCTCTCCTGGGTGCTCCCAAGTTTTTTGCCATAGTGTATCTGTTAATATGTACACTGCACTGTTGGTTAAAGTGTAAAATTGGTCAATTATTGATTGGTCTGACAAATTTAATATACGATATCTTACTTTTACTGCATCGTTGATAAATTGATTAAACCAGCAAGGGGATGAAAATTTTATTAAATTGTCGCCTTTGCATGATTCATCAAATGTGGCAGTTTTTCCATCTACTAAATTAAATAAATGACTTTGCAAAAAATTGGCGGACGTGGGTTGGCCATCAAACACCACATCTACATCAGGCAGGTCAAATTGACTGGTCTCTAATCTCCATATTAAATTATTCAACCAATAACCGCCGGATCCACGTGGATAACAAATAATATTGCGTTTCACTGTAGGTCTCCTAATTCTGGTATAGTTTTTAACACATGTTCGTTGCGTATGGCATCGAGTTCTAGTGTTTTTTTCCAAAATTTAGGCAACATCGCTGTGTTGTCAGTGGCCATCATAAAATTAACAGCACTTTCAAAGCCCACCGTGGCACGTTGTAAGGGATCCTGGGGACGCAACCATTCTATGTGTTCTTGGAATCGAACACGCAATCGTTGTTTGTATTTGATAGGGGCAATATCAATTCGTAAATATGCAGGATCTTGTAGGATGTTTACACTTAAATCTTGAGCACCGATGAATCCACGATCGATCCAGTTGCGGTGAAAGTCTGGCAGATGCCAGGCATTCATGATACTAAGTGTAGGACTGATGTAAAAATCAACATTGGGACATGTTTCCATCATTTCAATCCGATTGCGTTCTATAGTATCCCAGTCAGTGCCTTTTCTGATATACTCTGCACGCGGACCCATGGCATCTAAACTGGCGCCAACAGCCACTGATTTAAATTTCTTCCAGTAATCAAACACCGTGCGATCTTTTAGTTTCACATGTGTAAAGTTTGTGTTGTAGATCAGGCGCACATCAAAACGCCCTCGGCGTTCCAGTTCGTCTAGGATGTTGTAGTGTTCCTCCATCATGAGTGGCTCGCCGCCGGCAAAGTAAATTTGTTCTACATAATCCAAGTGTGGAATCAACTGTTCCCACATGTCGGTCTCAGTACGTCCGGCGTAGTTTAATGCCTTGTTGCGATCTTTCCAGTCATCTCCAGCTAGTTTGGCTTGATCTTTGTACCAGCTACTACTAAAAATATGTCCGCAACTACGGCAACTTAGATTACATAGATTACTGAAGCGTATGTCCCAGTAGCTCATTTGAAATTTATCATCGTCGATACGTTTGACGTGATGACCGTGGTGCTTGTTGGCACTTTTACGTCCTGAAAAGAAGCCAGACTCTTCCTGTTCATAGCAACGTCCGCATGCAGGATTAGGGCGTTCGTTTAGCATGTCCTTGCGTAGTTCACGCATGGGTGCATCACGATAAATGTCTTCTAGGGGTTTAAAACGAGTATTACCTACCGGATAGGCCATTTCGGCATGACAGCAGGGATACGCTTCGCCTGTGGGGTAAGCGTGTAAGTGTATCCAGGGATAAATGCAAAAGGTCTTTGAGTCTTTCAACAAAAACTCTTCACGTTCGGTGAGTTCAACAGGACGTACCAGATCGGTACTATTATATTTGTATGTCATTGTACCAGTTGGTCAAGTTAGGAAATGCCGCTGTGAAGTTTTTGCCACGGCGCTGATCATACTGCTGATAAAACTGTCGAAAATCATTGTGTAATTTTGGCATTTCAAATGTGTCAGAATGTGGCGTTTTGACCACATCTAGATAATCGATCAACCGTTGCATGTGATTGATTTCGTGTTCGTGCATGAGTGGACTATCTTGATTAAGTTGTAGCCAGGATTCAAGATTGTTTTTGTATTGTGTGCGGATGTTATCTGGCAACACTAGGGCACTTTGAAAACTAGGAAAACGCAGTATGTTTAGTGTAAAGTTTACACGTTCGCGACCATAAACCTGTTTGAGTCGTATCAACTGATTCAACAAATCCGGCAAGCTGTCCAGGCACAAGGCATTGATAGTGGCCATACAATGCACAGCTTTGATACTGTCGTGTTCTAATAGTTCTTGTACATTGTGCATCCATAGATCATAATCAAGACCGTCACGAATGTATTCAGCTTGACTGTCCGTGCTTTCCATACTAGTATAAATTTCTAAATGTGGAATATCTCTTACTCGTTCGATAAAATCTAACAAACGTAATCGATCCATCCCTAGATTTGAGTTTATAGCCAGGCGTGTTTGACTGCGCCCTTTGTTGGCTTTGAACCAGTCAATCAACCGCCACAGTTCACCGCTCATGGTAGGCTCGCCACCAGTGATCCTTAACTCTTGCAGAGTTTTATGCAGATCCGTTTCCCACCAAGAAAAAAAGGCATTCACATAAGGATTAGACTCACCAAACCGGTATAGCTGGGAGCTGGCGTGTTCGTGTGTGAAATGATTACGACCATCACTGACCAGTCCTTGGTAAGAGCCATTGTTTTTGATATCTCGGGCCCAGGTCGTAGAGAAAGCAGGATTACAATAACTGCAAGCAAACTGGCACGTACGATCAAAGGCTATCTCAAGAGTACGTAGATTCACGTCTTCTCGTGCCGGAGTGGCAAATGCCTGGTCCAAAGCCTCTAAGGGATAAATTCTGCTCTTGTACACACGATCGCTGACAGCGTCAACCCCCATGTCTTCAATTTTCCAGCAGTATTCACAGCCCTGTGGTCGTTCACCTGCTTGCATCATAGCGCGATCTTGTTTTTTCTGTGCGGTGTTGTGTATGGCACTGGGATTGGTTGCAATGGCTTCTCGGTCAATGGCATGTGCCGGAGGATGATGACAACTTGTGGTCTGGCCTGAGCCCAACCATATGGTAGCATTGTACCATTTGGCCGCGCAGAAGCTGGCACTTTTAGTGTCTAGGGCCTGCTGTCGAAATTCTAAATCATTCATAGAAACAGTGTTGTTTTAAAAATTGAAAAAAGCGCTGGGGAAAATCACGTCTGACTTGGTCACGCATGACAGCCAAGTGTTGTTGGTTGTATTTACAAGTATTATAGCATGCTTTGAGAAAACTTGCAAGGTCTTGGCGGCATAGATCTTCCACTACCAGTGCTATGCGTTCAATACGATCTTGACTGTTTTCAATACTGTCAAAACTTTCATCTATCAAGTGACCAAAGGTCTGGAATCCCATATTCTTGAGATCTCGGTAATAGCCTTGATTGGCCACTGCTATCCAAGGATGAGACATGGCCATGGGTTTCCAGATTTTTTCGGTCCTGAAACTGTAAGGATAATCAAACACAGTTTCGGTGACCAGGCTGAAGTAGGTGTCAATGTAGGCTTCGGGATTAAGGTAAATCTCGCCCCATTCGTCGTTGAACAATTCATATTTGACAAATTGCCGGTCAGATTCAAGGTCGTTGACACGATCTCTGTAGGCAACATATTCATATTGGGCCGGCAATAGTTTTATGTGGTGTGGTTGTCCTATCAAATCTAGATCATTGTGTTCCAGCACAATGTCTTTGGAATAGCCCACTGTCAAGTCCAACCAACTCCAAAGACTTTGATCCAGCAGACCAGATAATCTAAATCTTTCCATGAGATATTTTCTATGGGTTCGGGTGCGGCCGTTTAGAAAAAGAAACCGGTAGGGTTTGTGGGTCTTGTCATGGATTTCTTGTGATCTTGACATGGCCAGCAAGTTTTCTTCATAATCGTGTACCTTAGGTAAGAAACTATCATACAACAAATAAGTCCACGATGGATCCATGTCGCCGCCACCTATCAATAACATGCGTTTTTGCTTGACCAAATCTGCACAATTATGCACCGTTTCACAGTGGCTGGCCAAGGTCTGCGATCCTTCTGCAGGATTACACAAGATTACTTTGATCACATTGTTTTCTACCAAGTCTCTGATACGATGTTTATGAAAATTGAACTGTGCCCTGCCTATCAAATATACAGCTCCAGGTTGTATTTCATGTTTGCCAAAGTCGTAGAACTCTTCGTCTGCCCAGGGTTTGAGTAGATCGTAAACCTCCCCAAAAACATCGATTATAAATTTAGATTTGCTAATCATTGTCATTCAAATATATGATTAATTAGATATTCTTGTTCGTTGGCAAATTCAAAAAATCTATCTCGATTATGCATTAGATCTGGCAACATTTGATTATACAATTCTAAAATATCATTTTTTGACAAAGTGGTGAGGTATCGAATTGCTTCACACAACGATTCGTGAACTCGGTGCTCGTCTGTAAAATCAATCCCGTCAAAGTATCGATTAAATGTTTTAAATCCGTTGTGTTCTAACCATTGGTAAGTTCTTACGTTACCATTGATCAAAAACGGTCTCAATCCTATAATAGGTTTAAATTGGGTTTCAGAAACAAAAATGTCATCCCATACATTAAATTCTGTAGCACCAATTATATATAAAAAATGATGTTGCCAATAATCCATACGATGCAGTGTTAACACGTCGTGCGGTATTTCAAATTCGTCCGGGCCGGTAAACCAATGATTGTCTTTTTTATAATTTTCAATTTTTTCGCCGATTGAAAAAAATAAGTTGTTGTCAGGGTCCTTGTCGTAAATTACATTAGGTTTTCCTAAAGTTACTATTCCATATTTTTTTAAATCTTTAGCAATTAACTGTTTGATAAAGTTAACTCTGTGTTCTCTGGGTTTGCGATTGTAATTAATAAAAATATATTCTGGGTCCACTAACTTTAGTTCATCATCTGTGTAAGTTTGGAAATGTTTTTTTAATACAGGCGCAAAAAAATTAAAATGATGTTCAGTATCAAAGTTTCCAATTTTGTACACTGTTGGATTGCCTAGGCTAGCAACAATACTGTTGATTTGTTCGGGGTTAATCATAGCCGGGTCAACTGTGGATAACAAAAAGAGGTTATCAAACTTTTGTCCTACAAGTGCAAGATATTTTGAATATTCTCCATTGTTGAATTGTGGTCCAAACCAAGTTAAATTTATCAGCAGATTGGTACGGTCTTTGAATTTAGTTTCTATTTGCTGTCTAAGGGTATCTATACAATTATTCTCATATCTGGTCCAGAGATAATCATCTGGAAATGTAGTACCCAGGTAAACAATCATAAATTACCTTCTATCAGACCAATGAGTTTTTTTGAGATATAGATGTGTCCTTCTACATTGGGATGAGCATAGCCAGGCCTGATATATTTTTCTAGTGTTGCTTTTTGTTTCTGCCAGTCAATGTCTGTTAAGATTGGAACATCATCAGTTATTACTGATCCGCCGTCGTTGTCAATGTTATTCAGCATGAATTGAGCAATGCATCGATTGCGCGGCACAAGCCAGGATGATGCAGGAACTATATCCATAACAGAATCCTCCAGGGCAGTGAATAAATTTAAAAAATAAGCCTTGATTCCTAGTTGCGTAGCCCATAGATATAACAAATTTACAGTACGATCATAATTATAAATTCGTTGTCTGGGATTATCAAAATATTTGTACCATTCTTGAACATGTGGGTGAACATTTGCGCTACCATTTTTGCTAGGCGAAATTTGCAATATTTCATCATTCTCATTTAATAAACCAGTGCGGTGAGGAGCACTTAAACAAAAAAACACAATATCATCTGCCGTTAACTGATTGACAATATTAAAAAATCGATAAGGTATTTCATCTGGCCCAGATCCAGATACTCCTAAATTTATACATTCTGCAGAAAAATGTTGACTGATCAAAGTTGGAAAAACATACAGATGTCGGTCTCGGAGAGGAACAGTTAATTCAAGTTCGTCTCCTACTACCCAACTATCCCCAAACCAATAAAATTTTTTCATTTTGTAATTCCTAACATATCTGGATTTACCTCGGCCACAAGGTTCCACACTTTTTGATTGTTCCACGGGGTGTGGCAATGTGCATCATTACAAGATTTGCATAAAGTTTCTTGTGAAAATCCCAATTGATTGTTTAGCTTGTGTATTTTTTGTATTTCTCTGCCATTGAGTATTTCATCGTAGGATTGCGTCAACAAATTACCAAGTCGATGTTTTAGTCCATAGTCCATACAACAAAGTATTACATCGCCGTTGGGCAACAATATATTGGCATGATAATCTTTGTTTCTTGTACATTCAACTATGAATTCGTATTGTGGCGGCGCATTAACTGGCTGACTGTTTATGTTTTCAATGCGCAAATTGTTAGCTCTGGTATGCAAATACCAGTTACTGGGCACAATTTTTGTTTCTATAGCCGGATCAATTTTAGATTCAGAATCCATAGTCATATAATTTACATTTCCAAGACGAGAAATACAATTAAACGTATATTCAAAATCTTTGCTGTATCTAAACCCAATCATGTTTTTATTTTGATCAGGCAAATGCACCCAAAAATCTTTGATCTGCAATTTGTATTGTTCTAATAATGTAATCAACCGATCGCACTGTGTGGGATTTATGTTGTACAAGGTAGTGTAGATACCGACCTCAAACCCTTGTTGCAAAGATAATTCTAAAAAATCATTACATAGATTGTTAGCCCATGGCTCGGTATATCCAGCAAACACTATACGTACATCCTTAGGTAGTTTGGATAACGCAGTAACAAATGTGTCTAGAGACATTTTTTTTATAGGATCTGTGTAGGCTTGTCTTAACTTGTCTTGCGGACAAAAAGTACACATCAACGGGCATCCAATTTGTGTAGTTATCTCTAGGGTGTTCATTGTTGACTCCAATATTTACAATCATTCCACCAGGCTGTCATCTCTGGAAAGGTAGATAAAAAATCTGTGCCTCGGCGGCGATCGTGCTCAGTGAAGAATCTATAAAAATCGGCTTTGTTTTGTTGTATGTATTCTTTTGGTAATTTTTGCCCGTCTTGCATCCAGGCAATGTCACGATCAAGACGTGCTATTTCGTAGTCCTTGAACCCTTGGAATCTTGTTGCTTCTGTTTCGATATTTTTTAACATGAATGCCCAAACTGTTTCCAGTTCGTCTACATATGACTCTGGCAACAGTTGCAGACTTTGCCAGGCAGGTTGCCGCAACAGCGGAGTGTCAAACCACACACGCTGATATGTTTTACTATAAATTTTTCTCAGACCCAATATAGCACTGAGCAATTTTCCAAATCCAACCACGTTAAGGTTGTTCATGGTTATGATAAATGTTATGCTATTGCGCCCTGGTATCTCGGTCAAGAACTGATTCACGCGATCCCATACCAAATCAAAGTCTAATCCGTGTCTGATATATTCTGCTTGAGGTCCAAAACTGTCCAAGCTCACGTATTGCATGAAGTGTTCTATACGCTCACCCTCACACAATTGTTTAACATATTCCAAATACTTCTCCCACGACTTCTCATCCACGCTGAAGTTTGATGTTACATTCAAATGCAAATCAGTTTTGGGATTGGCCAACACATAATCAAACACACGATAGGTATTCTTGTCTAACAAAGGCTCACCACCAGTCATGCGGAAGTGTCGTAGTTCCGGATACAAGGTGGGCCACCATGACCAAAAGGCATCCACATAGGGGTTGTGTTCTCTTACTGGGATAGGACGGTTGCGCCCACGAAAGTGGCCAGGATCATTGTGGACAGTTGAAGTAGGATATCCACCTCGCGATTCAACCTCTTGTTGCCAGGTGCTCGAAAACTGCGGACTGCAATAGCTACAAGCAAGATTACAAGCGTGATTAAAATTAACTTCAACGTAACTAGGAACAACATCTTCATCTCCTGTAGAATTTATTATGGTATCAAAATCTTTGGCCGCCCAGGGCTCACCAGACCTATAGTGTCGGTCACTCAATTTGTTGTTGTCTTCCATGTTCCAACAATATGAGCACTCGGTGGGGCGTTCCTGTTTTAGCATGATTTTGCGCTGAGCTTTTTTGTGCGGAGTGTTATGCAATGCCGATGGATTGCCTGTTAACATCTCTGCAGGAATAGAGTGCAAAGGCGGATGGTAGCAACTGTTGTTAAGTCCAGTGGGCAAGTGTAGGCTTACCTGTTTCCATTTGGCCAGACAAAGAGCAGGACCTAAGTCTTGTTTCATTTGCTCGGCACTGGTTAGAAATTTTGATTTAAAGTCGGTGGCGACTTCGTCACCTTTGTTCATAAAATATGTTCCAATACATAATTAGCCCAGATTTTATGGCCGGCGGCGTCAGGATGTAGGCTAATAAGTTTTTGAGAAGCTGTTGTTTGATCTACATATTTGGCTTGATTTATTAAATTAATCATCCATTTTTTGTATTCTGCATCATTTTTTACAAATTGTTCAACTGCTTGAAGTCTGTTAACTCCAGTGGTCCCGCTATATGCTTTGATTGAGCACTCAATATCTAGTAAGCGAAACCAAGGTATTGGTAACAATACATCTGTATCAATACCGACTGCATCAACAAAATTAGTGCCAATAAGTAACTTGATATTATAAGTTTGCGTAATTTGTTTTATTCTTCGGACACATTCTGCGTTAAGAAAATTTAAAAAATTGTCAATTGTATTATTTTCAAACCAGCTTATATAATCAATATAGCCATCATGATGGGAGTCAAACGATCTGCCAGATTCAGTAAAAGTGCAAATTACATATACTTTTTTATATCCAAGTTGATTAATAATTCTTCCTAACTCTTCGGTTTTTTCAGCTATAAAAAAGTTATTAGAGCCGGCTTGCCCTAAATTTAACCAGTCCGCACTTAGTCTAGTAGATACAATATTTCCATACACATGCTGAAGCCTGAATTCATCATCGTTGGGAGCAAGATCACTGCCCCAGGTCCACGAATCACCAATGGTTGCTACTAATGTGTCAGACTTGCGATCTACAAAATCAAAGGTATTCGTTGGGTTGATATAATGACTATTATCAGGCGATGCTATTATAAAATAATTTGGCAATGTATCTTTTGTTAATTTCATATTATCTTTGTTACAATTTTATTGTAACTTTGTGTTTGTAATAAATTGTAATTGTGATCAAGTACGGGTTGCATGGCTTGATATAGATCTTGTAATTCTTCTTTGGATTTTTTGGCTAATTTGTCTATTAATGCTAATATTCTTACATATCGTTCTTGACTTTCGTAACCATCATAGTCTTCCGACCAAAAATTACCGAATGTTTTAAATCCCATTTGATGCAAGTAATCTAAATAGTCTCTAGAGCCAAATACTATAAATGGTTTTTTAAGTAACATAGGACGCACAGTCTTTTCGGTTACAAAAAAACAATCACCGCTAGTAAATGTTTCGGCTACAATATCAATTAAAAAATTTTTATAAATTTGTTTAGTTTGATTTACATATCCATTGGTCATCAATTGCCCAGGGGTGTATGTATCTACTTCTGGCAACTGTAAGGGCAATTGATTTATAATATTTCCAAAGTTTTTAAAACTTGCAGGATCGTATTTAAATAATTTGTTTGTTTCAAACAATTCTCGCTGATCCACGTCGGTTGGGTCGCATAAACACCCAACAAGACTAAGCTCTCTATGATAGGTTAATAAATGAGAAGCAATCCCAATACGGTGCCATAGGGGCCTGCCATATAAGATTCCAAATATTTTAGTCTTATTCCAGGTATGTAATTCTATTTCAATTTCTTGTGTGATGTTTAAAAATTTCCAAGGCAATACTAATTTAATATTATATTTGTTGTGTTTTTCTAGTGGATTGGGAGTATATATGGTAACGCTGTTGAACTTAAATTGATCCAATAATCTATAAAGGTTAATTGAATGGCAACAACACCCTTCATGGTTTGTTGATATTTCTATATCTTGCTCTTGATGATCGATAAGAAATTTGATAAGGTCTGAAATATTCCAAATGTAGGTATCGGCTGGAATAATTGTAAATTGCATTATAATAAAAATCCAGATATTTGTAAAGTGTATTTGTTTTCAAATCCTGCATTAACACTTAAATGAATGACAGAACTATCCCAGATAAATCCTTCACTCTGATGCCAATGGTCGCTGGTTACCCAATGGTCATTTGTTTGATACTGTATAAATTGTCCCATTTTATAATCTTCAAGATAAATGTTTGCCCGAACTTTTAATTCTTTTCTATCCGGATATTGTTTGCTAATTTGAAAAAATGTATCTCTGTGCAGTGGAACTACATTGCCAGGCGGTTGACAAATGCTGCTTATAGTTACAATTTCCATGCCAAGTTGACGACCTAGTTCGTCAAAATTGACTTGTGTTTTGTCCCACCAAAGTTGATGTATTAAAGTATTATTAATAGTATACGTTTCTGGAAATCCACCGTATTGTTTGTGAATATCTGTTAACTCATGTACTTGATGTTGAATACAGCTTCCGCTGTGTTGCGTATAATCAGCATTTAAAAATACAGACAGATCATAATTTATTTTTATATTTTTTAACATTTACCATCCTTCTTGTTTTCTAATTACATCCATCTCTCTGATCATGACACCCACATTGTGCCAGTTTGATCTGTAGTGATGTTTGAAGAATTTGCTTTCCTTTGCGCCAATCATGTTGATTGGCAAATCTAACTGTGTGACCAAATCTTCAGCTACTCGTCCAGCCACCGTCTCTGGATCGTGATCTTTGACCGTAAGCCATAATTCTTGCAATACATCAAAATCTTGAACTAGCCTATGATCCCAGGCCGTGAGCATGGTCATATAAGTGCCCATGCGGCCGCCGGCCATGCTCCAGACGCCGTGTTCCGCGTCACGACCCACATTGTGCCATATGGTCAAGTGGTCAAAATTACGTTGATGCACACGTTGTCGGAATTCGGCCAAGGTGGGCTTGGTTCCGCGATTCAAGCACATTTTGACACCTTCACGGAATCCAGCACGCCAGGCCTGGAATGCTGATCCGTTGGGATATGTGGTACTGTAACAATCATGCATGGCCCAATACATGGGATCAAAACAAAATTCTACTTGAGTTTCGTCACGTCCGTCTGTGGCTTCGTGAGTGCGCATGCTATCAACAAAGGTACGTGTCCATGAGCTGAGTCCACCATTGCCGTACATGAGCCCATTGACGTGATTGCGTGCCCGCCAACGGAACACCGCCGATTCCCAGGTCTCATCTGGAAACTCTAAAGTCAAGTTGAAAAAACTTTCGTCGGGCATGTTGTCGCCGTCGATCAAAATAAAACGTTCAGTGGTACTGGCGGCAGCTGCAGACTTGTGTGCAGCATCTGATCCCTTGACTCCGTCCACACGAACTGCCCAGGGAATCATATTTTTAATTTTAACCCAAAATTCTTCTCGTTGTGGTTCGTCGTAGGTGAGATAGATGCAATCCAAATCTGCTATGTCAATTGACTTCATACGTGGTCATGTTCCATTTAATATGATGTTGATTGGGGTTGGTTACAACACAGATATCGCTGGGGTGGCAAGCGATTCCACTGTCGAAAGATGGGCCTAGTTTTTTGACTGTTTTTGTTATAGGAACAATGTGTAATTTTCCATCTACGACACGCACATTCCATGTATGATTTACGTAGGTTTCTCGATCAACTTCGATGTACTTACCAGGCAAATCATCCATGGTATAACATTTGGGACTGCCATCATCATTGTAGTATAGTCTATAACTTATGGGCCGAGGTTCCGGCCACTCAAACTCGGCCATGACCCGTAAGAAATTCTCTGTGGTTTCATTCAACATCATTGCTTTTTTGATTGTTCCTGCGTTCTTGCGTGGTAAGTTGATCTTTGAGCTTGTGTCGTCGTGTGCGACGCGGATTACCGCAGATCACGCAACCAGGTTGTCCGCAGTCCATGGCATGCTTCTTGGCCAGTCTGTGTGGCTGTGCTTCGTCGATCTGTTTGCTGGCACCCAGGAAATGCCGGCGAGATTTGATAATGCCCAATTGTTTTTTTATTGCTGTCCAGGCACGATGAATGCGTGTTTTGTGTTTGACCTTGTCTTCTTGCTTACTCAATTCGCCACTCCTTTTGATGGTAATGCACAAATCCCCACTGTGCAATAGTGTTTATCCTTAAAGGATCTTTTTCCCAAATTAATTCACGTGTCCAGTCTTCGCCGTGTAGACCGTTGATGTGTCGTTTCATATGCACTATGGTAGGTCCCAAGTTCGCAGGCAAGGTCACACGTTCTGGACCAATGATCTGTGCGGCCATGGCATACACAAGATCAGTGCTGGCATCTTCTTCTGGAAACTTGATTAATTTTTTAAATTCAGACCAATTTGTGAAAATTTGTCTGACCAAGGTAAAAAATTCTTTGGCGGTAGAACTTAATCGCCAATATGTAATAGCATTGTAAACATCTGGTAGATTGTTGGCATCAAAACATCGACGATAAAACCGTGATTGGGCTGGCTGGTCATAAAACGTTCTGGCACCTTGACTGATCACAACATCACGCAATTCAAACAAGGTCCACCAATGATCTATTGGGCCGGCGGCAATCATGTCGGCTTCTAGTTTGATTGTTTCCCTATATGGACTGATTGCAAACATCTGCCAATCATTGGCCCAGCCACCTTGATCTCCGTGCGGCAACATATCTGCTGTGACAATGGTCACATTGGCATTGGGGTGAAATTTAATAATACTGGCTTTGAGCTGGGCGGCACAGCGTTCATACTGATCACCAATGGCTGGAATCAGGTATCCTCGTTCATGAGTGGTTGGCAACGATCGCTCCCAGTTGTTGTTTGCCCATGGCATGGAAATCTTGACGTAATTCCATCCAACGGGCTTTGCCCTCACCATTGACAAAATCTACTCTATAGCGATCCTGGTCTAATTGTGTCAGGGTGTGTTCAGGAGTAAGACTGGCCAGGCGCCAGGGTATGTCGGTATGATTTAATGTGTGCCCATTTACAATCAGCAAGGCAATACTGAGTGCGTGATCATTTCTATAGGTAGGTGTGGAGTTTTTATAAATGTTCCTGTAGTGAGTCCAATTGTCTCGTATCATAGACATGGCGTCAAATATTAACTCTGCTTGCCGGCACTTATTGAATACCATGACCGTGGCCCACCACATGGGCATACCAACTGCACCAAACTGGTTGAGTCCTTGGAAATCATTGCACCCTGTGACATCATAGGCCCAACGATGTGCAAGAAAGTCTGCATCGCAATCTACTATACCTTGAAGTTGATCGCTGGCCACTACATAGTCCGCATCTAAAACCAAGGTACGGTCCCAGGGTGAGAGTCGGTAAGCATCCATCCTGTTGGTGTTGTGCCAGGTAGCCGAGCCTACATCTGTGAAATGTCTTGAGCCTGAATCTGTTCTGGAATCATCGGTGACTATGTGTGTTGGTATGCCAAGATGCCGTGTGATGTTCTTAGCTGACCAACGGGCCATGCTCACATAATCTGTGTGCTCATTGTTGCGGGCAAATATCAATGCACCTGTGGTCATCTATTCTTGTTGAGTTCTGTGTATTCTACCAACCAGGCATTCATGCATTCTTGCCAGCGTTCGGTTGCTAGATTCCATAACTCTTTGGTGTTGACTCGCACAGGATTATGATATAGATCTTCTATTACTACTTCTCGGTCCATGGTGCAACAATTCAACACACTCAGTAATTCTGGTCCGGCTGACCACATACCCCCGGCATGGGCAAAAGTTAATTTGGCTTGATATTTTTCACGCAAGGT